ATGGCCCAATCAACTACCGCAATTCAGTTAAAGAGTGATCTCAAACGAGGGGTTAGAAGCAAAGGCTTCAAACTTACCGAGGAGATTATCTCTCTCATTGCAGACTTATCAGATAAAACCGGGAAGCCGCAATCCGCCGTCATTAGCGAAGCAATCAGGCTTTACGCTGAATCACTTAACAAGTAACCCAATGTGCCGAATGCGTATGTTATTCGGCGCATTTTTTTGGGTTGAATAAGCTTTTAACAATAAAAAGCCCCGCTGCCTGAAGCAAACGGAACCCTTTCATAAAACTTAAAAATGCACCTCTGTCCGAAGCGAAAGGTTTCGGCAACTACACCTGCATATTCATCACATGACTGTGCAATTTTTATAATCAACTTAGATCGTCCAAGAGCGCATTAAATAACAGATGATTGCAGTTGCCAGAAAACGTCACTATCCAAATTCGCCTGAGTTCGTACAGGTGTTTTTGTCCCACCCATGCCCCATTCACATCACCGGCGCATCATCATCCCGCGTCCGGTTGACCAGCCATGTCACTACGCCAATTACGTTAACCTCGTCGAGCGCCTCACCTTCGATCGCTTCTCCGTCCTCAGTGATGAGTGACTTCCCCGCTGGCCTGGCGAAATAGTTCCGGCCCAGCCAGCTGACCAAAACGTACTCGCCCGCTTTTGGCCGCGAACCTTTTTCGACCACCGCATAGCCAGATGATGTCTCAATAACGAGACTGTTTGCATTAATGCCGCATATCGATTCCGGAGTTAACCGGGTTTCAACATAGTCTGTAGCCGGGGACGGGAAACCGCTCATGATGACCTCCTTACCATTACTGTATGTGTATACAGTAGTTTTAAGCGATAAGGAGATCAACGTGGCGCGGCCTATCAATAATTACTTCTGAGGTTGCTCAGGCCACTTGATGTCATCCGCCGTATCCGCATCCACACGGGACAAAAGGACGCGGTACTTTTTCCACAGGGGTAACAATCGAACCTCTTCATCTGTTGCCATTTCAAAATCCACCGCATCCTGCAAAATTGCGACAGTGTTGGTGGCTTCAGCCATCAGATTACTTTTTGTGGAAACGTTGTTCACTCGTTTCGATTCGTTCTGCTGTTCAATTTCTTCCTGTGTTGGTTCGGGAGCAGTGAACTTTTTACCGTCGTATAACCAGCCAATACCGGCAACGTTATCGATTTTAACAGCTTCACCATCATCTGGTTGCCATTCCGTTTCGCCATCCCATACGACAATATTTATTACAATGCCGTCTTTTACTACCGCATAGCTGTTTTCCATTATGCAAACTCCCAGATGATTACAATACCGTCGCTACCACGATTGCCATTGACTGTCTGGTTGCCACCTGTAGTTGAACCGCCTGGACCACCACCACCTGGGCCACCCTGACCAGAAATGGCAGATGATCCACCGAACCCACCACCCGTAGAGCCACCCGAAATTGTAGGCGATGCAGAAATACCACTTAAACCAGGTGACCCGTTAGTATTGACGTTACCCCCAGAAGAAGAACCGCCCAGACCACCAATACCTACCTGTGTACTGCCACTGACTGCGATGGCATTCACTCCACCAACTCCACCATTAGCGGTAAAACCGGTTCCGAAAGTCGTAGCTCCGCCTGCCTGACTAACAGCAGGATAAGTAGCGCCATTACCGCCCAGGCCTACCGTGTAAGCGATCGCTGCGGCGCTGCTGATAGGGATGTATTTTTTTGCATACCCGCCACCGCCGCCACCGCCGCCCGCCGCGTTATAGCTTGCTGACGACTGTGCCGCTCCACCACCACCACCGCCGCCGACGATTTCGACGACGATCGCTTTAACGTTGGCCGCTGGAGTATAAGAGCCGGATGTGACAAAAACCTTTGGCGCTCCCAAAAGGCGACCTGGAACGCCAAGAATCGTGGTGTCCTGATAGATATCAGTTCCATTGCAAACAACCTCTGCGATAAACCCGGCAGGAATGGTTACCCCTGTGCCTGAAGTTGTTTTAAATGTGACAGTGAAAGCACTGGAGCAGTTGTTCACAACTGTCCAAGATTTCCGCCAGGCTGGCACGATAACGTTGATGTTTGCTGTCAGCGTACCGGTTAACACAATGCGGTCACGTGACGCCTGTAGCGTTGACAGTGTCACACTGGATGAGCCTAAACCTGTAACGCTGGTAACGCCGTAAGAATCAGCTGGCACCCAACCGGTAAGTGGCGTAGCGGAGGATGTTTCAGGGTTGTTTGTGTTGCCATCAACCGTATTTAGCCAGTAGCCGTCACCGGTGGAGTTAGCCAACCTTGCCCCGACTGGATAACCACTCACGCTGGATGAAAACGTGGAATCATAACCATATCCGCCGCCTGCCTGAGCCCAGCGGATGGCAGATGTAATGTCATTCAGGACACCATTAATATCCGTCCCGAAAGGCGGGATGCCACCTGCGGCAATTGGCGTTCTGGTTAGCGGCGGGAATCCATCTGTATAGGACGCCCGGCCACCTGACACCCCAATCTGTGACGCTACAGGGATATCCTGTTTAGAACCACTGTTAGCAAAGGGAACCGGTAACAATTTAGGTAAATTGCTAATTTGCATTTTGTATTCCTGTGTCCGGGAAGAAAATTCCCTGTTCAAACGGTTGAAGGCCTGCTTCGGCAAACCCGAAGGTGGTTTGTGGGTCAACTATCATCAGGCCAACTGACACGCCTGCTGGTTTTGTGATTGCATTAGAATTGAGAACTATTGCCCGTTCCACGTCGCTTAAATCAAAGAGAAAGACATATCGAATCGACATGACTCCGGTAATTGCGACGAATACCTGTCCTTTAGTTCCAAACAGGTAATTAAGCAGGCGGTTAATATTAGGTATTGAGCAGTCGGTAATATTCGACATGGCTTTTGCCATTATCAAAATACGGTATGCATCATTGCTCAGCCGGTATGTCTGGGACTGAAGTGGACCGTTATAAAAAGGTGCTTCATTAAATGGCTTGGGTGAATTATTTGCAGCGGAAGTTAATGCCTCATCAAAGCCAAAGTATGTGGAAGACTGCTCAACTTTCAGCAATCGTGATACGCCAACTATCTTCCCCCACACATCCAGCCCGTAAGTATCAGCCGTCGAGATATCCCACACGGACGTGATGAACTCTTCAGTGAACTCATCTAGGTCAAGTGCGTCGTTAAATGTTTCTATCAGGCTTCTGAGTTTCGGGCTGTCTGCGTATTGTGTGAGGATTGTGTCCTTCACATTTATCATACGAGGGTTACCGTAATATCGTTAGCGTCGAGGGTGGGTATCTGGTCAACGCCATATTCAACTGAGGAGGTATATGTTGTCCCGTTTTTGCTGACCGTGAGAGACAAGACGTTAACCACGGAAGGGTCAATCTTGTTCACCACAGAGTAATAACCACCGGCAAAAAGTTTCGAACCGATGCGGGCTTTCGGAACCAAATCACTCTCACCATTAAAAGCTTTAATAACCTGTTCTTTTACCAGGTCGCCGATATTTGATGGCAGTGATGCGTTATTCGCAATTTCAACTTTAAAATACGTTCTTGAAGGCGACGGGGTATTCCAGGCGATCGTATATTGCGGCGGATTGTTCGTTCCCTGCGTGGTATCCGTCACTACATAAGACGTATTACCGACCATTCCGCATCCAGCCTGGTTTTTTATATAAATCGCCTGTGCAATGTCAGCCGCGTTACCCCCATATGCCGCCACGTAAACGCTGTGCGCCGGAACCGGGTAATTTGTTGCACCGATATTCACAGTGACACCAGAGTGATTTGACCACACATAAGCATCGGTTACCCCGTCAACGTCCAGTACTGCGGCGTAAATCGACTCCGGAGTGCCTTTCGCATTCAGGGCAACAGATTGTTTGCGTCGGTATTCAAAATTAGCCCGGGTCTCTACATCGTTACCTGCCGACCCCGCCGCAGCATTCGTAATGCCTGACCATCCTGATATGCCGCGATAGATTCGGTTAAGAGCGCCTACAGGGCATGGTATAGCTCCGCTGGTCAGGTTCTGAAAGACGATATCAATCGTCCCTGTTGCGGGTATTACGGCATCAGTGAGTGACGAATAGATATAACCCGCTTCATCCTGCGCCGTGCTTCCTGCCGGGATAGGCGTGTCTACCAGACCGGTAACGGTGGCCGTAACAGTTGTCCCCGTGGCGGCTATGCGGTCAATGAAATAAATGCGCCCGATAGCATCCTGAAAGCGCCCGGATGCGTAGTCAGGGTTGATGTTGTTTGCGATATAAAGTAGCTGGTCATTTTTGTCGGCGATAATTGCCGCGTCGCTTTGCGCCATCTGCCCTTGTGGTGTCGTGAGGCTTTTGCTCATCCCGCCACCGAAGGAGTTATCCAGATCTACCAGTCGCCCGTCGAGGATATCAATCTCATCCGGCACCGAGAGACCGATGTCAGAAAACTCAGCAGCGGGAACTGCCGTTGTTGCGATTACTGTCGCCATGCGTGGCCTCAGAATTGGATTGTGCTGGAGATGTTATTAGTGTCTGTGATCGTCATGACGCCGGAGCATTTCCGATCGCCTTTCCCGATAGCCACCGTGCAGGCCGCTGACTGAACGTAGGGGAGTTTTAACGCCTCGGTTTGCATCTTGGTATTAATAAGCTGCGTGCCGGGCCAGTGGCCCAAAATACGCGGGTAATACGGGATACCCAGTGAGGTGTCGTACCATGACTCACCGAGGAATGTCAGACAGGCACAGGCAACGTCCTGAGCTACGGCGTAGGGATTGTCGGTTATTGCCATATTGCCAAAACTATCCAGGCTGATATCCCATGAGTCAGTTTCAAGCAGGAAAGATTTTGTGATCATATCATCCCGCCCATGTACGTGATGGTGACTGAGGGTTGACAGTATATTTCTTCAGGAATTTAAGTTTCAGTTCATCATTGATGACACGCAGATTGACGTGGTAACCGTCTAAAGACGTGTATTCCGTTTCCGTCTCGCCCGGGTTAACCGGAACCTGCACGACACCAACAATATCTACCAGAACTTCCGGGTGATAATAGCTTCCTTCAACGTCCTCAAATCCTGATTTCAGCAACTGCTTCCTCATCTCTTTTTCATTACTGAACCGCAGATAAATATCTTTCATCGTATGCCCTTCATTTGGATATCAGATAACGCCCTGTGCCAGATACGCAAGTTGCGGATGTGACCGTTGAGCATACGTTGTCCAGCGGCTGTAGCACCGGCTCCGCGTCCGATATAAATGAGTTGGTTAGCCGATGAGATTGTTCCTGGTGTTGGACGGGATACGGTTGTCGGGCTGGTCAGTTGTGTTCCATCCACGCAACTCTGATTCTGTAAAGTCGTGGACCGGGAGCACACCGTATGAACCTGCCCGTCATCAATCCTGCTATCGGAGTAGTTAAAGGTCGCGCTACCGTATGCGAATGCATACTTACCAGCAGTAGATACTGAGCTATCGACCATAAGAATGATGTTATCGTTGGTTGTTGGATATGCGGCAAGAATGCCATGGGGGCTTGATGCTGAGCCGCCCGTTGCGGTCTGACCGTTACAGTGAACCTCAGCCGCGATAGTTACCGGACCAAAATAGTTGTCATTGCCAGAGCGTTGAGCGTAACAATCGTCGGCGGCGCGTGTAGCCGCCGACCCGGATGTGGGGATATATGATGTAGACAGTGCGCCCGTCTCAAGTTGGGGCATTTGAAGGCGAATCTCTGTTCCGGCCGGGATGTTTGCCTGACCCTCTCTCGAACGGACTCTTAACTGAAGGTAATAATTGTCTGACACGGCTGCTGTAAAAGTGCAGGAAAGTGTATAATACCCATCACTATCCAGAACGGCTTTATTAACTGTCATCATTGTAAAAGGGGTTACGGTTCCGTTCAAATAATCCAGTGTGCAGTTGGTTACAAAACCGGTGCCATTGCCATTTGCGACACGCACCTGTAACTGACCGTTAGTTGCCTTGGTTCTGCATGAAATACTCACTGATTCACCAACGGCAAGGGCAACGGGAGCGGCGTTTCTAATCATGTTGAGTTCAGTAATATCGGCAGTAACCGATAAAATCCCGGTCATTGCCTGTGTTGTGCCATCTGCCTGCTGTGTTTTTGTAACGCCTGATGTGGCCCAGTTGGCCGGGTTATCCGAGTTTAAATAAAGATTGGTACTGGACCCTTCTATCAGCAACCCCTGCTTTTCGAACCGTGGTTCATTAATCGCTGCTGTCTGCAACACGCCTGATTTGTCGATATACGTCGCGGTTGATGCTCTGGTGAATGACAGCAATTTAGTGTTTACCGGATATCCGGAAATCATTTTTAGATCGTCACTGAGTGGCGCCCATACATCCGGGAACGGCGGCGCGACATACCCTGTGGCAGCGGCTGAACTGGCGGCTTCGGCGGCGCTCTGTGCTGCGGATGCTGCTGAAACTGACGCACTGGTTTCGCTGGACTTTGAAGCCGTCTCAGAAGCTTTTGCGGCTGCTTGCGATGCTACTGCCTGCTGCGCGGCGTCGGTGGCCTGCCCGGTCAACTCTTCAACATTATCCTGAAGGTTGTCGGCGACGATGACGCACTGAGCCGCGGCGTTCTCCGCTACTGTTGCGTATTGCGCTGCGCGTCGAATATCAATAGTGGACATAGTGGGTTCCATTAATAAAAAACCCGCCGGAGCGGGTGTGAGCGGTGTCGTTATTCGGTGAGTTGGTTTTTGAATCCCGGCAACATGATTTGTCCCTGCTTTTCCAGCCTTTCAATCTGCGCCAGTAATTTTGGCTTTTTCTCTTTACCCCACCGGCGAAGCAGTCGGCCTGACATACTGGCAACGTCTTTTTCTTTCATGAACTCAAGCATCACGGAATTACGTTCATTCTCAAACTGGCGGCGGCCCACCTGAAGCATTGCATACATCCAGTTGAATGCATTGATGTAGGCGATCTTGATTCGCATCGCTTCTTTTTTGGTGTAGGACATAACCAGAAGCATCAGGCCATCTTTGCGAAGACGGTAGAATTTTTGCGGCTTACCATTCTGTAACTCATTGTTTTTATAGCAGACCTCAAAGTTGAGTTTTGTATCAAACTCATCCGGGCATGCTTTTATGGTCTTTTCGATATCGCGGATTACGTTATCAGGCCGCTTGCCAAATGCTTTAGCCACCATAAATGAGTCGGTGACAGGTTCATTATCAGATACGAAAATCAGGTCACGGAAATCTAATCCGTTGATTACGGTTGGATATTGCATGGTGATTACCTTTCAAAAAAGAGACCTCTGCTCACCAGAACGGCCATACCCGAGCGCACCATGCTGCGATGGCGTTCTCAGAGGTCGCTTTTGTGAATGGTCTCGGGGTGGGATGCGCGGTGAGGGCGCGGTGAAATTTGGGTATAAAAAAGCCCCGGCTATTGCCGAGGCTGGATGCAAACCACAAGAGATGGTGGGTTACATGGCGTCATTAACAGCCTTAATTTGTTTTTTTAGGTCCTGAATATCTGATGCCGGGTACGTCAATTTTACCCCATCGCCTATATCCATACTAACGGGCTTTCCAGACCAAACCAATTCATTAAGATAATCTTTACCTGCCTGCGTAGTTGGCGCCATCACTCCCTGGTGATTAATGCAATATCCGATCATTTTCACCATTTTCCCGTTAATTGAAAATGGTCCTATTGGCTGCATCCCCCTGGACTCGCCATCATTAAAGCAAACTGTTCCGGGGGTATCTTTTCCGCGCAGATCTATGACAGCAACAGATCCAGTTGATTTGTTCCCTATCATTAAATTCACAGGGATATCTTTGTCACTGTTAGGCAATACAGGAATGCTGTTTCCTACCATGATCCACTTTTCTGCTGATGAAGCACTTACAGACAGTGGTGCTATCAACATTGCTATCAGGGCATATTTCATCATTGAGGTCCTTGTGTGTTGGCGTTACCTAATTCTACCTCACCTGGAGTGCGTTTCGACAGACTTTAAGGCACTGGCAGGCCTGATGTGTCATTCCCGTACTGCACTCCTGATGTTTTGTGCCCAACCAAAGAAATTACCCCCGCCTGGAAATCTACATCTGAAGTGACTTTGTTTTTGAAGTGAGCTGCGCCACCATAACTTCCTTCGCCTTGCGCTACTGCCCCGTTTAAAAGTATCACAGGCGCGTTTATTTCAGCTCTACTATCGGCGTTGATTGAAACTACATTCCCATTTACGTTAACCAGAAGCGGAGAGACAATGTCAATTCCGTCATCAGCAAACTTAATATATTGCGTTGGCCTGCTATTAAGAATGCCACCCATATAGATGGCATCCCCATAACTGTGTGATCTTGCTGAAGCAGGCAAGGCAGGCGCAGCGGTTTTCTTTGCCGTCCTGATGTCCTCGTCACAGCACGCTATCCAACCGATATCACCCACAACAGGGTCCATAATTAACGCGCTACTACCTCTTTGCAGTCTGAAGACCGGAGCGTTATAAATAACCCCTCTCTCAATCAGAGCGCCAGTGCCATCACTACCGTGGATCATCGGCTGAACATCAACAAAGCTCATTTCGTTTTCGTTGCCGGGATAAGTGGCCTTGACCATGGCAAGGGTGATAAATGCTTTCCCCGACAAGAATTTCTCCATTACGAACTTCTGGACGTTCGCATCGGTTGAGATATCATCCGGCCGGATTTTGAACTTGTTTGTCATTTGGTAGCCCATAAGGATACATAGTCAGCCCGCACTGTGTGAACCACGGGCCGCCCTCCTGCCATGTGGACAGGATGTACTGTGAATTATTTATGCCGTATAAACCAGAAGCGTTGGGGAGGTCTGTTTGCAGTTGCAGGTTCCTGCCTCTTACCAATAAGCTGCTGAACATCGTTGTAATGCTGACGCCCCAGCCATTAAAGATTGGATAACCAATGAGTCCACTTTTAGCCGATACCAGAGGGACTGTTTTATCGATGGTGTCACCATCCTTCCACACATAGATAGTCCCATTTCTGAAGTCCCAGTTCAGATTATGAGCTCTGGCGCAGGCTGTTATTTGCTCAATGTAATTACCGGTGTAAAACGGATCAGACTCAACATCATTTACCGAATCACCTATCACAGCCTGATAGCCAATAATTTTTGCAATAGAAGAAATAATATCAGCAACTTTTGCGTCACCCTGAACATGGAAGTCCTTCATGGGAACTGACTGGTCATAACCTGTTGAAGTAGCCTGGATGATTAACGGAGCGTCCGGCATCCTCCCAAGGTCCGTGTAGCACGATCCAATTGAACCGGTGAATATGAGCTCATCATTGGCCCACACTTTCATCATATTCTGAATTGTTCGTTCATACTGGATTCCTTTGAAACTGAGCATGGCCATACGCTCAAGACCGAGACCGTAGACTTCAGCATTCAGCACGGTTCCAGAAACTCCACCATAACCACCAACATTGACGTTGGCCTTTATGTTGTCGATCGTAAGTGTGTCGTTCCCTTTATCATCAAATGCTCCTGCGCTTAACTTAAACTGGAACTTAAGCCTGCGTTTTTGATAAGTCATGACGCCGCCCCAATCTCTTCGTCGCTTGCGTAAAACAGTTTGAATCTTTCCCCAAGCCCATCATAAACAGGGTCATCATCGCCTTTTGTATCCACAAAGAAGAGGTCTCCGGGAAGTCCAAGGTACGAATAGCGGACCAGTTTGTTACCGTTCAGGCAGATAACACCAAGCGCTTTCCATTGATTGTTAACGCCGACATCCGCATACAATCCATTACTACGCTGATATATGCGAAGCATTACCGGGACACCTGAAAGTGTCACTGTAAGCTCCTGAGCTTTGATAGGCTGCAAGGTTACGGTCTGCATCAGGTGATCACCTTGAGGAGTTGTGTTGCTGTCTGGCTTAATTTATCTATCGCGGATGTGCTGGCACCATCAATTGCTGAGCTGGCCGCTTTAGTGGCCCCATCTATAACTCTATTTACAGAACTAGCCGCCTTTTCAAGAGAATCTGGAATGGAGTCTCTTATCCCGGCAAGCGCACTGGAAAGGTCACTTTGAGTGGACTCTGAAGCAGAGGATGCAACCTTTTCCGTTACGGCACTTGGTGCCTTACTGATTTTGTTATTTGTCGTCCCGCTCTCAGCAGTGGTGCTGGAAATAGTCACTTCTGCGTCCTCAAGAACTGCCTGAAAAATGGCTTCAACTGTCAGGAGGGTTACATCACGCTCAGAAGTTCGATAGTTGTACCGGATCAGGTCGTACTTCTCATACGTCGTATCGGGCGTTTCGATGTCATAAAGGTCTGTGCTTTCCACCATGATATCCAGAAAGCTCAACATGGATGACCGGCTGGTTAACGAGAAATTGGCGATGTTAGGCAGGGCCCCGGTAAAACCAGAAAGCCCCTCAAGAACAAACAGGACTCGAATTAAGGGTGGCCGTTTTACCTTGTTGTAGGAGGTGTAAGACCCCCTTTCTACAGGCGCAGTGACTACTACCGCCTCCGCTCCATATTCAACACCGAGAAATGAAGTGGGATTGATTGCCCTTCCGCTACCATCTGAGTAGTAAATCCCATACCCCGGGTAGAGCACGCTGTTAATGACGGAGAATAAACCTCCGCCTTTTATCGCGTTAAGTAGCGTTGTTTCATTAATGGAAAATGCCATGTCACTGACCTGTATTATATGCAGATACCAGAGCGTTACGCCGCACAGTTCTCTCAACGTCAGCACCAAGCGCGTTAACACTGGAAGCGCTTGTTTGCATATTCATTTCACCAATGTGGATATCGGTTTTATTGGAGAATCCTTGCATTCCTGAAGGAGTAACCCTGCTTGCCATTGCCTGAGAACCCAATTGGATTCCACCCAGGATATTTGTATCGCTAATGTATTTTCCTGACTGACCATTTTCATGATCAATGATGCCGCGCATTAAATTAAAAATGGTTTCCGTGTCCGACGAGTTAAGTATTTCGTCAGCGCCTTTGCCCAATTTTTTTGCTATCGCTGAAACATATGCCCCAGTGTCATTTTCAGATGATGGAGCATAAGTGTTAATGATTTCCCGTATTGTGTCCTTACCACGGCTGAAATAGAGCTGTAGCTGTTTATATAATGCAGCAATGCCCTGTTGCATTGTTTCAAAGACGGCAAACCTTCCGTTTGGCCCACCTTCTTTCGTCGCTCCGGCCTGTCCAACGTAATTCAGATTCCCGGGGTTATTATTTCTCAACCCTCTTGTTGTGGTCCCGTAAGCACCGTACGCATCATTCTCTTGGGCGTTTCCTTTTTGGGTGCCGTAAGCGTCATACGTATTGTCGATGTCGTTAAAACCAAGACTTCTCCACCATTGCATGATTTTATCTGTAGGTGTGTTTCCGGATTCCTGGGAAGCCTTTTGCTTTTCAAGCATCTTATTAACAAGATACTCGCCTGTGCTTACTCCCTGCTTTTCGGCTTCTTTGTCAGCCTGCCCTAATTTATCCCAGGCACTGACAACGGCCATTGCTGCAATGACAGGACCGAAAGCTGCTGCCACCCGTCCGATCGCGCCAAGCATGCCCAAGGCCCAAGATCCGACAACAAAAGCCAGTAGAATTTTGAGTGCGTTTTCCCAACCTCCAACCGCTTCAGCCGCCCCTGAAATTTCAGTAGCGCACTTACTAAAGAATTCTTCAATTTGCGGCCCGTGATTGGTTATCCAGTTACCCAGTTGAATCAGTAGCGGTGGGATTTTCTCAAGATACGGCAGCATTGCTTTATAAAGCGTTTGACCGGCAGCTTCGAAGTTCCTTTTTAAAGTAACAAACTGAACGTTTAGTTTAGTTGCATCACCAACTAGTGACTCCGTGGCTTTTGATTGCTGCTCAAACAATCGTTGATTATTGAGGAATGACCCATTATTGAGAGCTTGTATGGTTGCGTTATCAAGATTTAAATCCTTACCAACCTTTCTTTGTGCGTCCTTGCTAAATTTATCCCAACCCTCAGCTAATTGCCTGAAAATGTCACCCGAGTTCATTTTATTCAGGTCAAACCGCTTGCCAATTATTCCCTCAATCCCCCCTAACGTTTTAGTAAGAGGGTTATTCGAGATATCGCCACCACCACGAAACTCAGTAATCAGATCCTGAAAATTCTGAAGAACTCCCACTATCTTTTCACCACTCGACCCTGCCGCCTCTGCCGCGCCGGTAAAGCCATCGAGCTCTTTAGCGGTCATGTCGAGCGCTTTTGATGAAACGCCCAACTGAGTAAGGCTGCTGGTCATATCAGTTACGAAGTTTTTTACTCCGTAAAGCGACAGAGACACGCCAGCAAGAGCAATGATTTCGTTTCGGATTGAGCCAAAAAAAGAAGCAGCCCTTTTACCGGACGCCTCCATGTCTTTCGCTGTTCTTTCTGCATCATTTCTGGTGTCATCAAGACCGTCAGAAACTTCCTTCTGACCTTTCTTAAAGCCTGACGAATCAAGGCCCAGCGTGACGACCAGCGCGTCGATAATCGTTCCTGCCATTAACGGGCCTCATTTGCTCTGTTGATGACCATTTTGTTGTAACTGTCCACTGTGGATATTTCGAGCAGCCACCACAAATCCTCAGTACCCAGCGTTGTGCTCAGTTCTGTCAGTGTTGCCATGCCCGAACTGAGCACAGTCGCTATGGTTTTGGGGACGTTGACATAATCAGCCAGGCCATGAACGGTATCGGTCATGACCGGGGGAATGTCTAACTGGCGGCGGCCTGAGAAAAACCCACGTGTAGCTTGAACACCTCTGCGCGAAGTTTCAGGCGGGTGGATACCTCTTCGATATCGCTGTCGACGAGAGAGCGCACAATGTTGCGGTTTGACGGGTCAGGGATGATTTTGACGCACTTCATCAGCTCATCCAGAAGCGGCTTTGCATCCAGCGGATCGACTTTAGTCAGCATACCGAAGCCGATACGCGCCATCTCATGCATACCCATATCAGCTATGTTATCCGGCACTTCAACGCCGTTTTTAGCCATCGCCAGTCCGGCACGGATAGCCCACCATTCCGCTTCTGTGGATGGCATCTCAGTAATGCGGAACAGCTTGCCAGTGTCGCGGTTATCGCCATCTACTGAGTAGTCAATTTCTTTACGTGCCATGATATGCCTTATGCCTGGTAGTTTTCGCCAACAACATTTTCCCAGTCGATCTGGTATGTCGCCGCCTGCAATACGCGCTGAGCGTCGGGGATTGCCTTAACTCGCACCAGAACGCCGTTTGTGAGGGTATACTTGCGCCCGATAGCCGGAAGGATGATTGTCGCGTTACAGCGGAATACAGCCTTGGACGTTTGCGATGTTAACTGCCATGTTTCAAAAACATCACGGCTCGGGCTGTCAGGCATGATGGTGATCGTCTGAAGGTACTGACCGAACACGAAGCCGCCAGATAGTTTACCGTCAGCGCCACGCACCGTTACCGCCATTTCGGTATCACCCAGGGCAAACATGGCATCCGCTGCGTACCCTTCCAGCGTCTGGGCGCTGGGGTAAAGGTTGGTCACAGTGAGAGCGAAAATAGCGTCAGCACTGGTAATAGTATTTCCTGCCATTTACTTGCTCCTTACTGGACCATGATGGATGCGAGGGTGATTTTCTGAACACTGCCGCCGTCCGTGTAGTAGAAAGAACATCCCGGACGGATGCGATCTGCTCGCTGTTGCGCCGTTGCTTTCGGGATATACAGATACCAACCCTTGGAAACAATCGACGCCGCCACATCCACCCCAACCGCATTCTTGATTTCATCGCGTTGTGATGCAGACAAATCAATGCCGGTACGGATGCCTCCAAACACTTTCCCTTGCTCGATGGTGTCAGCAAACGACGCTTCAATAGCAGCATCTCCCCGGGTGTTATAGGGGAGAGAGCGATTGGATTTAAACAGGTCAATCGCGTTTCGCATCAGACGAGAGTTAAGCCAGATCTGGAAGCAGAAGCTGTCAAACCATTTGAAATCGCCTGTAATAGCGCCTTCAGCCCAATACTGAGTATCAAAATCGTTGGCGGTGTACGCGCCGTAGAAGTTGTACCCATTGGCTTTAAGGGCAGTGCAATCGGCGCTGGATGTGACGTTTGCAACAAGGCCGGATTGTTCACGGTATTTGAACGGAACGCGCCCTTCCTGACGATCAAAGTCGAGACTGGCGGCATAACCCAGCGCCGATGCAACGTAGGTCTGGTCACCATACACAGGGACCACGTTCTGGTAGTTGTACGTCTCAATGAGCTTATAAGTCAGCGTTGACGTACTGCCCTGAACTTTAGCGTCAGCTTCATCGTAATGAGCAACATACCCAAATCGGTAGTTTTCACTGTTTACCCAGGAGGAAAACGCCAGATGCTGCGCTTCATCACATTCAAACGAGGTGGTGAACAGCGCCCAGTTCTGGGTTTTATCCAGCACCGATACCATCAGGGAGGGAACATTAGCAATGTCTGCGCCCTGAGAGATGATGGCCCCGGTAGACGCAGTAAACCGCAGCGCAGTTGCCGCCGTGCCGGTTGCGTAGGTGATGGTGCTTGCCGTGCCGGTGGTGCTTGATTTGATGATGAATGCTTTCTGTACCGTGTCGTAAACCACATCAACACCGGAGCCAATCGCAGTTTTGATAACTGTCGCCGCCTGCGCAAAACTGGTAACCGAGGTGAGAACGATATTGGATGAGGTTTTGACGGTGCCGTCTACGGTAATAATCAACGTTCCGCTGATGAGTTTTAACTGGTCAAGCGTCATGTCTGACAGCGAACCAGAGCGCAACCATGCTGATACAGCGGCTTCATTGAACTGCGCAAACAGCAGTGAGCCAGGCTTTTTAGTGGAGCCGTCATAACCATTGAAATAGATGGCGGCCATGCCGTATTCGGTCGAAGTGAAGCCAAAATAACGACCAACATCTTCTTTGTTCGCAAACGATGGAACACTACCCACCGGCGCATACTGACTGTCTGTTAAAACAAGACCGTTTAAATCTACCGCGCTACCGCCCGCAGGCAGTACTCCGGGGTTGATTTGTACGTCTTCACGTAAGGAAATTGCCATTTAAGGGCTCTCCGGTGGGTATTTTAAATCTGCGGCAATAACGCCAACTGTGATGCTGTCAAAGAAATCCTGACGCGTGGAAACACTCGGGTTGTATTGCCCGATAAAATCCATCGTCCAGCGGCTTTCGTATTGTTGCTCGCCGTTAATCATCGTTGTCTGATGCGGGTCGGAGCAGTAGAGAGGAATTAATGTGTTGCCGTTTTGCCTGAACCATTCACAGGCATATTCTGAGCGGATCAGCGTACCGATAATTGCAGCGTTATCCGCCGCGCTTTCTCCGTAGCAGTCAATCTGACATGGCCACTGTGTACTACGGCTGGTTTGCTGCACACCTTCGCCATACACCCCGTTATCAGCGTATCTGACGCGGTTGGTTGAAAGGCCGACCTGCCTCATGGGTGTCATGATAATGAAGTCACCCAGAGGCATTGGTGTAAGGTTCTGCTGCCCGTCGAGCACGTTGTCTATCGTCAGGCCTGTGATATCCATCAGAAACGCCTGGAGCGGGATAAGCAGGTCAATCTCTTTGATGTCGATAGTGGCGCTCATGGTGACCTCTGGAGATTAACGATTACCCGGCACCAGTCCGGCCACAACTCCGCCACTTTCACGACCAGCCATTTGTCGTTACCGACCATGAGAATGTCGCCGCCTTTCTGCTCGGGCCGGTTCACACCGTTGAAATTCCCGTTAAGATAAGCCGATCGCAAAATACCCTGGGTGTTGACCGCATCGATTTGCTTCAGGTCAGTGGATGACAGCTCCTGAAACTGAACAGACACATCAACATTGTTATAGGACGGTACGCGCTTTCCGCCTGGTAAAGTTGTGAAGCCGGTGTTGACCTGAAACACGCCAGCAACGTTCGGGTTAATCCTGCTGGTTAGTCCGTTTGCAATGCCTCTTAGATTCATTCTTCACCGTCCCTGATATCGTAATCGACGCTGTTAAGCATGTGCCCGGTGTCGATCAGTGGCTTATCGAAGCCTTTCTTCTCGATGGTCACTGGTGACAGAGGCGGCTCCATTAACTCCCTGATCGACTGCTGCAACTGTCCTTTGATGTGCTCACCCATAAGGCCAAGGGTCTGCTCACCATCGAAGCCTGTAGCCTGTGCAACCCGGCCAATGTCGTCAGGCCAGTTATCTTTGTTGTCGGCAATCATGTTTCTGAAGAAAGGACGGGGTGGCTGGTTATTGGCGGGGTTTCCGAACTCGTTAGCTGCGGCGACCATCGCCACCTGCTGACCGTCCGGATAGGTTGCATTCTCAAGGAATCCAACCCGTAAAACCTTACCCTCTCCCAGTTTTTCCGCCATTTCAGCAAGCTTACGCTCAAGCGCATCACCACCACTGAATGACGACATAGCTACCTCCGCCAGTTGGCCCTGCGATAGTAATGACCGGGATAGTTGGAAGGTGAAGCGCCGGGCACGTAGCGAACGGTCCTGTAAGCGGCTGTGGCCTGCCAGTAAGCAGCGCCGTAAGGTGTTTGCAGATACCACCATGAAGCCTGGCTTTGCGGGACGTCAGCGAGGGATACAGAAACTGACCCTTCTGAGGCGCTCGCTACGCGCCCAACCAACCCGGAAGGTGCCTGACCGCCGACGCCAGAATTCATCGCGGCGATATGAGCAACCAGCATATTGAGATAAACAGCCCGGACAGCAACATCGCTTACCGGACTGCAATCTGTGTTATTCAGGTAGACCGTTGCCTCTGCAAAGTAGGCATTCAACAGGTCATCACTCACCGAGGCGAACTCGGGATAACGCGCCCTGAACGCGTCAATGTCAAAGACAACGATCGCCATTATTTACCGTCCGATTTTTCGATGCCTGGCATAGGCCTGTCCTGCGGCAAACCTTCCAGCCCGGAACGGCGATCGGCATTTTCTTTTGCTTTGGATTCGGCGCTGTTAGTTTTGGCCTGCGCGAATACAAGCTCGTTTTTCACATACGCCTGGTCAGCGTGAATCTTCATCCACTTATCGAAAGCTTCCTTATCAACGTTCTCAGTCAGGCCGTAGCCACCAATGACGTTTGAGGAGTTAGCGCCGTTCAGGACGACGCTGTAACCTTCCACTTCCAGCACAATGCCGTTAGGCAGTTTGCAGCCTACAGTTACTGTCTCAGCCATGACTTACACTCCCAGCATTGTGGCAATTGCCAGCGGTTGACGGATGATTGCACCCCAGGTGCCACCGGATTTTTTCTGCTTCCAGGATGACTCTTCAGTCACCACGGCATGCGCACGCATTTTTTCAGTGAATGCGGCGTAGGCGGTGTCCTGCTCACCCAGACGGTCGGCAATCAACTGAACCATTTCACCGGCTGGCGTTGAGTACTCAACAGCGGTTTCAATTTTCAGGTTCGGGAAGTTTTTCTTCAGCTGATCCGTAACGTTCACGTTGTACATGTTCGTTTTGGTCAGGTTCACTTCGGCAGTAGGCGACATTGCCAGAGTCATCGGCGCGTCACGTTCAATCAGGCCTTTTGTCTGAGCAACTAACTGGCCGTACAGCTTGGCAATATCGTCGTAAACAGCCTGGCCGTCTTTGGTGTTCCAGGTCAGTGCGCTGCCGGTGCCGGTAGCGTTCGGCGAGATGGAGGCTGGCAGAGATGGATCGTTAAGCAGACCGTAGTTCTGCAAGCCCTGAATACCGTAGAAATAAGATTTGTTTTGGAACTTGTTCAGCACCAGTGCAGAAGCCACATTCAGCTCTGCCGCATAACCGATACGCGCAGCGCCGTACATATCCAGCTCACGCTCACCCCAGCGGGTATGGGTCTGGTAGTGGTAGGACTGCCGAGGAACCCAGTTCACGTTCGCAGCGGTCATGCCGTTGTTGTTGTAGTCGCCATAAGAGCTAACTTCACCGGCAGATTCCACGACCGGGAATTGAGCAGTAAGCGTTGTCCAGTCGCCCTTTTTCACTTCGCCGATGATTTCAGCGGCTTTCATCGGGGTAACCAGAATGCGGATCAGCTCAGGGTCAACGTAGTTGGTGAAGAATGCTGGCACGCCGGAGCTACCAGTGGTAACCATGGTGGGCTGGGCATCCATTGCCAGCGCGAAGTTTTCAGCAAACTCCGGCTTCAGGTAGTCCTTCGCACCAGGCAAAACAATGCCGTATTTACCGCTCGCCGCGGCGTAGTGTTTCTGAAATTCGTTCATTACTTGCTCCAGGTGCTGATTTTGACAATCTCGTTAGCGTCGCAGGCGCTAGCAGCATAGAAAGGCGTCTCAATCGCGCCAGAAATGGTTGCGCCAGCCGCGCCGGTCTTAACGGTGCCGTCAGCCAGAACAGCGAAGATTTTCTGACCGCGAGTTGCAGCGGTAGCGGTACGGGCCCAAAAGTCGCCAGCAACCATCAGCGTGGTTTCACGGCCTTTCTGGATAACGTTTGATGCTGCGCCCAGCCAGTCGGTGATTACTGCCTGCCCGTCACGATGAACGAAGCCAGCCGGAACGCCTGTGCCGGTGTTAGTTGCCACACCGTTAACGTCCCATGCGAAACGGCCAATGGTTACGCCGCCGTCGCCTGCCACAAGAGCAGCCTCGCCAGCCGCATAGGTTGCGTGAGGGTTGGTGCTTGCAAAACCACCTTCGACGCCGGGAGCCGGGTATTGATTGATTACACTCTGAAAAGGCATCTTAGAACCCTCGTTTCAGTTTGCCAGCGGTCGGGAAAGCCTTCTCGAAATCGCTGATGGATGCGGAATCCTGAGCCAGAGGGGCAGGACGTGAGTTTTCTTTCTGGCTAATCGCCATTTTGACCAGTGACGGGAACGCGGACGGGTGTACGCCGTTGATGTCAACGCCTGACTGTTCCAGCGCGGTACGATACACATCTTCAGCGGAGTCCATCGCTACCACGTCGCCAATCAGCGGGCGCACGGCCTGCTCGGCTTCACGCACGGCGCGGAAGTTTTCTGCGGCTTTTTTGGTTGCGGCATCTGCGGCCAGACGGATAGCGGCATCCATTGCGGGTTTATCCACTTTGTCTTTCTCTTTGTCGTCTTTCTTGTCGTCGTCTTTGTCTTCGTCCATCGCGGCAGCAGGTGCCAGAGACGCGGCGATTTTGGAGATCACTTCTTCAGACACGCCAGCTTCACGCAGCAAAGAGATAATTGCTTCGTTGTCTCCGTCGCCGGTCACCTTCACTTCTTCTTCCGGTTCTACGGTCTGCTCGGATGCTTCGATGATTTCAACCAGCTCTTCCGGTTCAATCTCCATGTCAGCAGCAAGACGGGATTTGCAGAGTTTCGCCACAGCTTGTGCGATCGCGTTCGGCGATTTGTTTGCGTTCAGGATGGCGGTCAGTTCTTTGGGTGCTGCATCCTGAGCCAGACGCGGCTTCAGATACGCTCCCAGCGCGGCACGGATTGCGACGCCTTTGCGGTCTAACTTCATGTATTTAAGCTCCAGTGGGAGTGAATCCCCGACGACAACGTCGGGACCTGCGCGGCCGGTTTCGACCAGTGCGACGTGATTGCCGACGATGTCACGCATGACGCCGTCATAGGCCTCGCCGGCTGGTGATTCGCCGGGAGTCATGTCAGCGACGTACTGATACGACGATGACAGTTCTTTTTGCTCTTCAGTCTCAATACCGGCGATCGCTGAGTTGTCCCAGATGGACAGGCCATTGGTCAGGTACGTGCCGTCGAATGAAGCGCTTGAGTGCGTAGAGCCAACCCGGTACTCGCGCGGCGGGTCGCCGGGAAAGTCGGGTGTGTGGATGCAGAGGATTGGGATGTTGTTGAAGGTTTCGGCAGCTTTCTTCAGCTCTTCGGGGTCGCGGTACATCTGGTAGATTTTGTCAGGGTCAAGCCCCAACTCTTCCCACCCTGGAATCTCTCGCCCGTAGTATGGGCAGACATTCGCTTTGCTGATGTTGCTGACCGCTACCTGAAGCCTGCCGACATTATCGAGCTTGCGCACGGAGGCGCGGTCAAATGCCAACCGTTCAGTTGTTTTCATTTTCTTTACCGTTTAACCGAGACCGGGGATAACCGGGCTCCATGTGCAACGACAGTTGATCTCTTCGCCTGGCATGACCCACTCGCCATCCAGATAAAGCCCTTTCGACAGGTCAAACTTCTGCCCGTCGGCTTTAATGTGTGAGGGTCGCGGCTCTTTTCCTGCGTGAGAGTGACGCCAGATGCCTTCGGTGATGCCAAGCGACTGCTGGCGCGCCGCCTGCATAACTGATGTGGCTTTGTTGTTCTGATCTCTGGCGATGAGTGCCGCCCGGCGTCGGGTGATGCCGTAACGCTTCTCCAGCTCATCGGTGAGGTATGACAGGTCACGACCGCGCGCCACAGAACGCATGACCAGGCCTTCGACTTCGGTGAAGTACTTCTCCGGGATGGAGCGTATCAGCCCGACGTTTTCGGTTATGGTCGCCTGGAGTGCGTTGTTCATCGGCGCAGTCATCTTGAACTCGACGGTGAATCCGGCGGTGTCCAGGGCGTTGTGCAGCGACACATCCGCATTCTTCAGCGTGTCACCAGCGAACCTCTCGGAAAGCTTCTGCGCGATGCTGTCAAAAGACTTTGTCCAGCGCCGGGCCAGCTTGCGCATTGCGTCCCGCATGAACACCGCCAGAGATGCGTCCATTGCCACCGCCGCGCCGCTCGCTTTGTAGTTAGCGGACAGCCAGTAGACAACGGACTTCTGCATCTTCCTGACCTGATTATCTAGCTGACGACGATACCAGGCCTCAACACCAGCATTAGGTCTGACAGGCCGGATAGCTTTTAACCTCTTCTTTCCGGCCATAATTCATTCCTTAATGGGCTTAAACCGCTCACCCTCAAGATGAATAATCTTCAAAGGGAGAGGGCTGTCTTTTAGCGCTTGGAGGTCGCTCTCGTCAGGGTCGTACTTAAGGGAGAGATGGGCTCGGTATTCTGGATATGAGTGCTCTGCTCCTGAGGCCCTCAACTCTGCAAAACGCTTATGCAGGTCCGGGCTTTCAAGGTGAATAACCAGAGCACGCCACGGAGCCTTACCCATAATCTCCATATCGCCACTAATTTCCGCCTCGTAAACCCTTTCTGGTTCCGCATCAACCATGATCGGTTTTTCTCGCGAGTACATAAGCGTCACATGCATGTCGCTTGGATCAATAGCATCCTTTATGCCTAGCGACTCAAGGTGCGCATAGATTGCCGAAGCCATTTCCGCGCTGGGCCTTACACTAGCGTATCCATTACCTAGCACCTGATCGCTTGCTGTCACGGATGGCTCCTCTTCATAATCACCATCATCTTCGATTTCGATGTCATCGCTCAGATCCAGTGAGTGGTACGGGCTGTCGGGGTCCGATGCAATCTTCTCCCTGACCTCATTGTTGGTCAGCGCGCCGGTCGTGACGTACACCGCGTCAGTGTCAGCGTCCATCTTGCGAATCTCAGCGCGCTCTTTCTCGCTCATCTCGTACAGCGGCTCGAACTCGAAGTAGATGTCGGGGTCGATGTCGCCAAACTCTGAGAGCTGAATGATGTCCAGCACGCGCTTGAGGTTGTCTTTGAAGATGGATTGCTGCAGGGCGTGAATGTAGTCGTAGAAGACGCGAATCTCGCCATCCGATGAGGCGTTGAGGCCGGCAGGCGAGATGCCAAGCAACTTGACCAGCGGGATGCTGGAGACGGCCGCCATTTGCTCCTGCGCCTGCGCCTGTAGCGCATCAAGGCCACTCAGCGGGGCATTGACGAACTCAACCGTCTCCGGCGCATCAGGGCTGTTGTCTTTCGCAAAAGCGCCTCGGTTATCTCGGCACTGATTGAACATCTGGAGGCGATACAGCAGGCTCTCTGCGCCGCCACCCTGCAACACGGTGCTCATGTTGGTGCCGATCACCGGGATGCTGAAGGAGTGAATCATGTCGCTGACACTGTCACGGGTGCGCAGCCAGTTGTTGACGTATGGCTCGGCCATCTGCGTCAGGCTAAGCCCTCGAAAGTTATAGGCAGCCTTCAGCAGGTCGGGCACCTGCCGCGATACGAAATCAAGCATGCGGCTGGCGTTCACCGTCTTCGCCATCACAAACCACTCGGTCGGCTTATAGAAGTCGGGGCTCATCGGGTTATCGGTGTTGTAGACGCCAGGATAAGTCCAGACCGGCTCAACCACTGAGAAGCCAATCAGTGAGCCTTTCGTAATCTTCTTGTCGGAGATGAAGAGCTTCGACTGCAACTCAACCGAGTCCGTCCAGGCCGAGACATTCCTCGCTGACTTCACATCAATGTAGATCTGCCCGCCACCGAAATAACCGTCGTGCTCTGCGGCCTCGCGGAACTTCTCTTTGACGCGGAACTTCTCCATCGCTGCGTACAACTGCCGCACGCGATCGGCTTTATCGTCATCACCGATTGTTTTGAGCCTCACCCACTTGCGGGTCATCTCTTCGGCGATGGTGCCGACCATCTTCCGATATTCCGGCTTCTGCGCCAGCGTGGCGAGATAGGGGTAGCCGGGGAATGTATCGGGATATCCGTAGGTGTAACCCATGTAGGCGTTGTTCAGGGCATCGTAAGGAGTTGAGTCCATCGCGAGAATGCCCTTTTCGATGGTCTCAGGGATGACCCCTTTTGGCGGGACGTACTGAGCAAACTCTCTCGGCGGCTTAGGGGCGATCGCTGCTACTGCTTCACCCCTGATCTCCATCTTCGCCTTTGCAGGCTCTTTCACCGGCTCAGGCGCGGCGACTTGTTTCTTCTTAAACGGCCACACTTAAATTCTCCTGAGTTGGCTCGGGTCGATAACCATCGGCTGGCGACCAGAAATGAGGTTGTCGTCAATGGCATCCATCCAGGTATCGAGGATGTCGTCATTGTCGTGACTGTCGTCAGCTGAGAACGCAGCACATTCAGTCATGGCGGTGATAACCCATGAGGTTGCTCCGGCAATGGTGCCGTCTTCGTAACGGGTGTGTAGCACCGCTGCGCCGTTGGCATCATGCGTGGCTGGCACGTAAACCTTGCCGGTCTTTATCTGCGGAATGACGTTAAGGCAGCGAACCAGTTTGTTCTGACCTGCGCCGCGGGGAATCTCTTTAACCGGGATGCTGTTGCGCTTCTTGAGCGTGGTGATGAGGCCCTGCCCGGCCTGCTTCTCTTCAATTGCCATGTGACGCATTGGCATGATTCGAAGCGATCCCTGCATTCGCCATTTCTCCCAAACCTCTTCGGCTTTCTTCAGGAGGTCTTCCGGGTCCCAACGCCCACGCACGACATCGATGATGTAAAGGTTGCCATCGACTCCCATGCCAACAAGCGTAAACACGGTGTAATCAAGCCAGTCCTCGACCTTGCCGCTGTTGGTATCAACGTATACGGCGCGATGCGTGAGTTTTGGCAGCGTGGTGTATGTCTGAAACCAGTCCGTTTCGATAATGCCGCCAGTGAGAGCCATCGGGTTTTGCTGGTACTGCGACAGGAATGTGTAGCGATCGCGTTCCCACAGGGCAACGAGGTCGTTCACATCCTCCATCTGCGGCCAGTATGACCAGTAGCGCGTGCCGGAGACCTCAACCGATTCCGTGTCTTTCACGGTTTCCCAGCAAAGGGAGCGCCACGGCTCAGGGAGCGACTGAATATATTTTTCGTCAATCAGGGCCGGGATGGCGACGTGGTGGAAGTCGACACCCATGCCACCTGACAGCATGAATCCGGTGGCGTCATCGGTGTGCAGGCGCTGCTGAATGCTCACGAATGGCGTCGGGTGGTCTTTCGACTTATCACCACGGCGCGAGCGGATGGTGTTGACCAGCAGCGTGTTAGCGCTGTTACGCTTGGTCTCGCTGAGCATGTCGACTGGCTTGTTGTAGTCGTCCAGCATAACCATGCCGGAGAACTCGGGTCCGAAGTATCCGCCACGACCACCGGTGATTTGCCCGTTGCTGGAGCGCGATACCGTCTGCCCTATTGAGCGACCGCGATCGTCTTTAATCTCCCACTCTTCAGCCTGGTTAACGCCGAATGAGCAAGGCCAGAATTCCTGGTACTCTTTGCTGGCGATGATGTCACGTGTGCGTCGCGAGTTGCGCTTAACCAGCGTGTCAGCAAAAGAGATGTTCAGGTTACGAAAGCGCTTTAACTTGCCTTCCTGCACCAGTGCATTGACGTAGGCAGGAAAGTGAATGGAGAAAAACTCTGTCTTTGTGCCACCGGGCGGGATGTTGATTATCAGGTTGCCAGGCTCAAGCCTTCCCGCAATCAGATCATCAATCTTCGATGCCATCAGGCGGTGATGCCAGTTAACCAGAAGCCGGTCGCCCTGAATCAGCTCGAACCACAAACGGGTGAAGTTGAGAAACGACCTGGTGGACTTTGAACGAATGATGACGCGCTCAGGGAATGACAAATCATCCCATTCGAGGATTTCGTTCATATCAGTCCAGGCCTTTTAGTTTCTCCTCCATTGCTGCCTGCGCTGCTGCATAGTCTGCCGGGGTGTAGTTGACGACCTGAACCGGGCCGCCGTCTGCACCTTCGATAGCGTGATCAATTTTGTCTCGCCATGTTTTCTTCTGCCTGTTCTTAAGCCAGAATATCGCCGCAGCCGTGTCTGGAGGGTAATGCTTTTTGATTTGCGTTTTTACTATCTGGTTATCAATAACGCGGATATCGGTGTCTGGAGCTACATAACCCATTGCTCGCTGGAAAAGGCTATCCACCACTTCCGCATCAACAAGGTCTTTTCCCTTTTTTACGGACTCCAGAAACTCTGGATGCTCCTTCTTCCACGTATTGATAGTTGCTTCGGAGACCTCAAAGAAGTCTGCTAATTGTTCATCGGTGTAGCCAAGCATGCACAGCTTGCGAGCCTGCTCGGCGTACGCCTTCTGGTACTTGGTTGGCCTGGCCATATTGATTACTCTTTATAGATGATGTTTTGCTCTAGCCGAATGACGTGTCTGAGGTTGATTAAAACTTCAATGCCGTCTTCCCGGATAATTGTGAAATATTCGATGGGTTGTTGTCCTGTTACGGAAACAGGCAAGCGAGTGAAACCAACATCGCTTTTGCCATCAACGTAATGAGCCAGGACTGCCACCTTATCGATAACCTTAGCCATTCATGTTCTCCTGTTATCCCGGCTTGTGTACCAGTAGCTGTTTAGTGCCGTACTTATGGATGAATTTATCCATCTTTCGCTCATCCGGAATGACCGGGAATACTTTGCAGACTCTGCGCACAGCCCAACAATAGAGAGGAACCCACCACGCTTTCGTGTAGTGGACTTCATAGTGATATTTCACCTGGTCGCCCTCACCGCTTCAATTCGTCTTATGGAGGCTATGCGACCGTTGCAGTCGTCGAGCGCATCCAGAAGCTGTGAGTTAAGTACCAGGCTGTCGCCAAACGTCATCCCTTTAGGCACGTCAGGTACAAAGCAATCAGTCAGCAGGCTTGCCGGGATTGTCACCTGTGGCGCTGTTACCATCTCGTACTCGACTGGCCTGTCCGCGCAACCCGTCAACAACAGAATCAGGAACAGGGATGATGCTGCACCGGTTGTCTTTAAGTGCCTGTTTGATTTCATCCTGAAGCCTCTGGTTTGTTTTTTCGGCTGCATCCCGGCGATTCGCTTCTTCTCTGGCGATCTGATTTGTTTGCTCCAGTGCCTGGGTGAACTTGGCAAAGGTGTCGGCAAAGTAATCATTCTTGCTTCTGAGGTTTTCAATGCGGCCTGCTTTTGCCCTGTCCTCTGCAACCAGAGCCTGATTCTCTCGTTTCAGTTGCTGGTTTGTTTTGTAGAGGCTGAAGAGAAAGAAGCAGATGATTACCGCAAACAGCAGCGGGATATAGTTTTTCAGCGTTGAGAGGTTCAGCATAAAACGCCCTCCGCAACTTTCAGACGGGCCTGCCTGTCTGCCAGACCGTTAAGTCCGCCATTAATGGCACGGGTCATTCCCGTAAAGTCGCCTGAATCGGCAAAGGCATTGAGTTTGTTCGCCTTCCAGAACCATCCGGCAGAGCGGGCAGCGTTTTGAGGTTCGGTCAACAGGTCCGGATTGTTTATCAGGTCCAGACCAAGCGCTTTACCACATGCCTCGTAATTGGCGCGGAAGGTGATTTGCTTCAGCCCCCTGCCACGGAATCGCCATCCGTCGCCGGTCAGGTTGTTACCGTAACGACCGCCATAAACGATATTCGCAATCGCCGCCTGTCTTGCGGGTGATAATGCCGGTTCGCCTGGTTTACGTCCAAGTTGTTCTCTTTGTGCGGCAGTGAGGCGGCTTCCGAAGATTGACAGCCCCTGCACCGAATAATTAAGTGATTCCTGAACCGACCGGAAACCACCTGATTCAGTACCCACCTGAGCGATAAAGGCCGCTTTACGCTTTGGAGTATCAATGCCGAACTCATTCATTGCGGCGATGATATGCGGATACCACTTATCAGCCAGGATGGCATTTAGCCCGGCTGCTTTCATAAACTGTTCTTTAGTCATTGGCTTCCTCACCACCTGATACTTTGTTCAGGAATCGCTTTTCAAGAGATTTGATGAAGGAGGAGCCAGCCCAACCTGCGAGACCACATGCAGCACCCATTACTTCAGGGGGCCATGCGTAGTGAACTGCAAATAAAGCCATCGTCAGTCCGGCAAATATCGACACGATGAGCTGAAGGCACAGTGTGCGCCAACTGAACACCTCACCTTTGAGGACTTTATATGAGTAACTCGCGATTGCGCCGATGATTGTCATGCCGAAAGCGATTAGGATCGACAGGATGTTCGGATCGCTTTTATATGGCATTTTTTTCATTTCCACCCCCAGATTCGGGGACTTGTTCAAGACATTCGGAATGTTGGAGATAGTCCACTGAACAAATCCGATATACGTTGAATGCGTAATTCATTGATTTGTTCGTGACCGGGATTTACGAGCATTTCAGGCGTGGATTGCGCTAACAATTCATGCCGCTCATTCACGAAGCCCAGCCATAGCGCTGGGTTTTCTTTTTTGTGCTTAGCGCTTATCCAGTAACCGCAGAGGTTCGATGAGGGTATTGAGTTGACGACCGGAGTTTAGATAAGCGCTAACAGAAAATGTCGTGATGAGCCGAATGAGGGAGTGATTCGGCTCATTTTTTGATGCGAATGTGTGGTGGCCGGTACTGAACTCCGGCATGACGGGATTAACAGTTCAAGGCTTGCAGCAACCGCCTTATACACTACCTCGCCATCGGTCGCTTACTTGCGCATCAGCCTGCGCATTCACCACAATTCTTGTTGTAACTTCCGAATATTTTTTCCCTTTCCGAGGTCACAAATTTTATAGCATCCTCTTTGCTTTTAAATGTCTTGAAGGCCACTGGTTTTCTATTAACAAAAACACGAGCATGCCAAAGCTTATCTCTTGAGTGGAAACAAACACCACGACAACCTGACTGGCTTCTTTTCGAGGTTGTTGTGTTCATGTTGTTTTGCGATCTGCTAACAAGCCTAAGATTTGATATCCTGTTATCGTCTCTTATACCATTTACATGATCTATTTCTAAGCCGCAGTTTATTTCGCAATTGCACCAAATCCACGCCAGACGATGAGCAAAGTATCTTTTTCCTCCTAAAGATATTTGCCTGTAACCGAATGAATTCAGCGAACCAGCAATCATGCCAGGCTTAGACCTTCCTGTTTTTACCTTCCACACGAAGATGCCGGTAGATGGATCAAATGACAAAGATTCTTTAATGCGTTCACTTGTTAAAAGCATTGCGTAAACCTTTTAGAAAGTGAGCCTGTCTCACAGAAAAGCCGCCCGAGAGAGGTCGCCACCTATAACGGCTATTCTCAGGCTCGCTTACTGAAAGGCTCTCGTTGACATGCGCGTGAGATGCGCTGGAGGGATAACAGGAAAGAGCACTGCATGGTTTTACCATTACATCCGAAGATTTATCTGGTGTAGTCAATGCTCTTACCTGTTATGGGCTCCGTTTCGTGGAGCTGACGGCGGGTGATCAGGCCGCACCTGACGGGTACTTATTTTCAGCGTTAATGCTCGTGCCCGTGAATAAGCCCACTCATGAGAATACTTATTCCCGGAAACGAAAAAGCCCCACATCTCTGCGGGGCCTTCTTTTTAATCCACCGTAACATTCAGACGGATTCATAGTGTTAGAGCGATGATATTCTACATTTCGTCATTTTGCAAGATGCAATCGTTACCGGATTCACACTTTGCTTGTAACTTTCGATAAAATCGCGTCTGCTGCCGATTCGCATTTTTCTATCTCCGCAATCAGCGATTCGTAAAATGGCTTCACAGCCTTGTCCCACACACCAGGCGAAATGACATCGGTAAACTGACAGATAGCTCGGTAACAGGATGCGGCCGGTAATCTTTCATACCCCCGGCCAGAGCATTGCCGACACGCGCTCATTACCGGCACTCCCTGCTCTTCTGATTTCTTCCTGTCCAGAGCAACGCCGCGCCCCCTGCATTTAACGCACGATGTCGAGAGAACTCCACGACCTTTGCATTTGGTGCAGGTCACCTCCACAGTTTCCTCCGCTGTTTTGGCTGGGGTTTTCTCGCCGCATCCCGGGTGCTTTACCACCATCTCCTTTTTCCTGATAACCCCAGCACCTTTGCAACACGGGCAGGTAAGCTGACTGGCAGCAGAGCGGCAATAATCCTGGTACGCGAAAGTTGCGAGCGTTTGCACGACCTTGCCCTTAATATTGGTTTCGAGCTTGCGAAAGGCTGCAACCTTGTCGCAATGCTTCATCCCATGCTGTACCAGTAACTGAACTGCTTTCCTTTTGTCGTTATCGCTCAGGTTCATCTTGCCGCTGAAAGCACTGAACCCGAGCGAAGCGCGACTCTGCACCATGCCGAATGCCGCCATCACATCCGTACCTGTTAACGCCTCGGAGGCTGTAGCCCTGGGTGTGTCTGTTAGTTGTGGTGATTTGGGGGAGTGAAACTTAACGGCGCTTTCAAGTCTCATGCTGCGTCGCCTCCGTCCGGATTAATGCCAAGGTTCTTCTCTAAATCCCTTTCAAGGCGCTCCAGCCCTTCCATTACCTTTCGGAGGTTCTCCTTCTGGTGTCGGATGCTTTCCAGCATCTCCCGGTCTTTGTGGCGCTGCTGTGCTGAGTTGATTGGGGTTATAGAGTTCATTGCTGCCACCTTAGAGCCGCCTCAAGCTCGTCTTGTGGAATGGAAAGAAGATTTCTCTTCTCTTCCTCACGAAGGTTTTTCACTCCCATAAACACAATTCCTGATGGCGTTCTCACTGCCTGTACGTTTATCAACCGGTACATATTGAGTAACGCGAGAGTGTTTTGCGTTGTCATGCTGCTTCCTCTCTGGTTTTGATCAACTCGCGCATTAACGCCCTGTAGTGCATGCGTATGCTCTTCAGTTCTTCGCGGGTGTATCGGTGTGGGGTGTTGTTGTTTTCGAGCGCCTCGACGCGTTCAGAGCCGATTTTCACGACCAGCGCCGCACGGTATGAAATGGCGTTACTTGATAGCTCGGCATTGCACCGGTGACATTGCTTGTGAATATTGTCTTCGTTGTATCTGAGGTGTGACGCTGCGCCTCTTGACCTGAAATGACCGGCTTCCCACTGAACGGTTACCCATGTTCCGCAACTGATACACGGTAAATCCCTGTCTCTTTCCCGGATGTAGTCGTTAACCACACGCTGGGTTGCATCCTCCCAGTGCTTTAATGGCTTAACATCGGCTTTGCGCTTATTCCAGGCGGCGCGTTCGGCTTTCTCCTGCTGCTTTTGCTTGCGGCTGGATAGTTGCTTTGCGAGCTGGAGTGCGCATTTGGGGGAGCAGACTGTTTGTGTGGTAGTGCGGGGGATAAACTTTTCAGGGCAGCATTTGCATTTCTTGGGCTTAGGCGGTTTCCTGGCCTTTACCATGACCCCTCCAGTACTTATTCATAATATGACTGGGTACTCGCAGACTGACGTGATTGCGCGAACCCCAGTTGAAAATGTCTTTCTCTTTGCGCTTTATCTGGCGAGCAATAACCCAGGCTGGCGCTTTACCTGCCACACGCCGGATGTATGCAGTCTCTTTTTCAGTGAGAAAACGTCTGTATTTGCTAACCATCTTCCTCGTCTCCTGCTAAATATCCGTTGGGGTCGCGATATACCACGCTCTCCAGAGCACAGGATTCGCAACAGTAGGTTTCGTCTTCAGCTAATGGGTTAGTGCAGCTACAGCAATAACCAGCGCGGGTAATGGATTGCTGTTCGTAATGGTGGGAGGATTCAGGAGTTAGCATGGCTGGAGTCCTGCATCATCAGGAAGACGATTGCTACAGCACGAAGCGGGTTTCGATGCGTGGCTCTGATGCCCGATTCATGCGATGCCTGCCATACGGTCTTGCCTGATGGAGCGAGGCCAATCCGATGTTTCTTCATTGCTGAGAAAAGTTCGTCAGCCCGACGCAGCGGAAAATAACCAGTGTCCTGCACTGTGTTTAACCAGTTCCATGACAACTTAGCGCCCGTCTGGTCATACGGGTGAATGGTGGCGCTGTACTTCGGCTTCAGAAAATAAGCCAGGCGGACGCTTATCTCTCCGTCGCTCAACTTCGAATAATCAGTCATATTTCCTCCGTGCACGCTCGCGCAGCCAGCGGATATCCGCCAGGTGAGACGTGTAGTTGAAAGTTAATATTTGTGATGGTGGTAGTTCTGGTTTGCGTTTAGTGCGGGTAGTGACGCGGAAAATCATATTGTCTATCGCGATTTGGGTAACGCTTCGTCGTCGTGTCATGCTGCCTTCCCTGTTCGTTGGGCCCATTCGTATTCGCGGCGAGAATCATCACTCCACCTGACGTTTCGTTCAGCGCCGAACCAGAACATGATTTCGATTAACTCCGTCATGCTGGCCTTGCGCATCTTGCTGGTACGAACGCCGAGCAGCACAACGCCGCCGTCAATGCCCGGGACGCTTCGTTGCTCAAGCTTCTTCGTCTTCAGCCATAGCGCGGTGAATATGTCTTTCCAGTCTTCAGGCGCTAACCGCTGTCCATGCCAGAGAACCTGACGCGAGACGTCCTGAAGCATCGGCCAGAGACGGTCGTTCTGCGCTTTGGTGCGCTTGGGCTCTTTAACGTGGATTTCGTGAGGTGACTTATCGTCGAGTGGTAATGAGAGAATGGTGTCTATGGCGTTATTTCTGATTGCTTCGTTGCGAAGCAGGTATGTTTGCTTCATCGGTCCTCCAGGCTACTGTGGAGTGATAGATAGTCTTTCCACACTTGCTACATACAAAATGAGTTCCGTTGTTGATGGTGTTTTGGTACTGCCTGAAATCGTGCCCGTAAATCAGGCAACGCAATGTCATCACCTGTCCCCTTTTACTGTAAGACCAGCGGCGCGGATGGCGTTTTCAACCATATCTGCATCCATCGTAAATTGAGGCATGTAGTGCTCATATTGGCTGCATGGTTGTTTGCTGGGTAACTCAATCTCGATAGCTGCGCGGCTTGCCTGCCACCCACGCCAGACCGCATGAGTCAACTCAGACACATAGGATCCGTTGTCATGCCTGGCAAGGCCTCCGTTAATAAGCCCATTCCGGCATTCATGCTCAAACTGTTTCCGTGACTCTTCCATATTCCCCTCCACATGCCAGCAGACTGGCTGCTAAGCTTTATTCCCGCGACCAGTAAACCAATCGAGTGCTTTGACAATTAGCGGATTTTCCCACCACTCATCGATATATCTGCGCTCGCTTCTGTCTCTGTAAAACTCAGGACCGCAGTAATGATGCCAACTCATAAATACACAAGTTCCGTCATCAAGTCGCAGCCGGTAAGAATCATTCAGAGTAATAATTCCGCCATGTATGCGTATGCAAGTCACTCTCCCACCTCCATCAGCTCATCGGGAATGTCTACCTCATCGCCAAGCTTTGCAGATATCGATTCCGTGCAGGCTTTCCATGCAGACCACATGTATGAATAAACCTGGATGGAGTAACCACCGCTTAGAGTGCGTTGTTTTTTCAAGTATCCCCAAGGCAATGCACATGACTCCTCAACCCAATATTCAAACTCTTCGCGGCTATTACCGCTAAGCTCTGATGTTTTTACTTTCACGATTTTTCCCCTTATAGACCGAAAACTGACATCCACCACTTCGATAAGGCGATAACCGGCGGCAGGAAAATCATCACAGCAAGGAAAAGAGCAAATCCCATAACTATTCCGCCTAAAGCTCCGCTTTCCGGACGCCAAAATTTTAATGATTGCTTCATATCTCTATCCTCAAATAAAAAGGCCACTGTGTAAGTGGCCCTGTCATGCAGCGTCTTTTCGATAAAGTTGCTGCTGAAATACTTTCGCTCCGTTCTGAAGCATATCGTTGAAATCTCCCTTCTCCGGCCAGCGAACACTTACCATTTCAACATCGTTGTTGCTGAGGATATTACGGTGCCCGCACTCAAACGCCGCTGCCAGACCTGCGCCGTTGGCGTCGCTGTCAGCAAAGATGATCAGGTGCTTTACGCCTTTCGGTGCCCGGAACTTGCGAAGAAATCCGCTGTTCAGGGTTGACCAGGTGTTACATCCGTAAATCTGCTTGCAGGACAATGCTGTTTCGATACCTTCAGCCACACCCAGCGTTGTTGAAACCGGGAACATCCTGATAGCTACCGAGCCGGTAAAGTTCAGATAACCGTCATCCTGTAGTTTGGTCATTTTCTTGCTGGCTTGGATTGCTGCTTTCTTGCCGTCAGCCAGGAAGGTGCGGTGAAGATAGCAGCCCGCGCCCTTATCATCCGTAGCCACCGCCCACACTGACTGGAAAACACCATCGCTGGTTTTTTCTTCACAGTTGAAACGAATGTGCGTTGCCGGTAGTTCATGGATGCCGCGACTGGCGAAATATTGCTGGGCCGCCGTCTCTCGCAATGGGGTAAGGGTTGAAAACTTTGTGATGACCCGACTTCGATAATCCTGTACTGGCGCGGGCTTTGTCTGCTGTGTTTGAGGCTGGTAGGTGTTGCCGATTAACTGATCGATTTCTCTGGCGAGCGTTTTAAAGTCCTTTTCCTGCGTTAATTCCAGTAGTTTCCATCCGTCGCCAGCGCCGCAGGTGCAAATCCATTCCCCCCTGCCATCCTTGTTATCTATCCTGAATTTCCCTTTCCTTCCGCAGACAGGGCATTCTCCCTTGAAGTGATTCTTCCCTGTCACTGGTGGTAAATCGTAATGCTGGAAGATTTCAGGCCAGCGACCCCGGACTGCTTCGACCGTTTTCATGGCTGTCATTTCTCCGATTGGCTAACTGTTCTCTGATATCCCGGACAATACCCAGCGCTGTAGACAACTGGCTTGGTTCTGGCTCGGGTTCGGATTTTTTCTGGTGTTTCTCCTGAGTTTTTGCCCAGGCGATTTGTTTTGAGCGGATGTAGTTGCTGACTTCTGGTGTGATTTCTACCGGGGTGTCGTGGAGGTTACGCGGCCATACGCCAAATTTCTTCTTGAAGGTGTGCGCACACCATCCGTCTGAAATAGGCTTTCCTGTTTCCTCACGCTGACGCTGATAAAACTTAATCTGTGACCACCAGGACTGTTTTTCTTCACGGGAATAAATTTTCTCTTTCCCGTTCATTTTTGTCAGTTCACGGCTTTCATCAACGTCAACGTTTTCTCCTGCCAGCGGTTTAAATCCGCACTTGGGGCATACGTAGACACCTGCTGGTTTCATGTAGTGGCATGACGAACATTCTTTCGGTTTCTTCTCGGTTTTTTTCTGCTGGAAGTTATTACCCTGCTGCTTCATGCCGTCGCTACTGTCAGGTAGTTCGTCATACTCAATTTCGTCGGGAAATCCAAGCTGATGGACGCTGCCGCTGTGGTCGAATATCAGGCATTTGTCTTTCCCTTTCGCGGTTCTCAGCCCCCGGCCAAGGCACTGCACCCATCGAATTTCTGACTGAGTGGGGCGGGCATAAATTATGCAGCGAACGTCACTGTCGAATCCCGCAACCAGTACACCAACGTTAACGATGATTTTAGTAGCGCCTGTTTCGAACCGGTTGATGATGTACTGCCGTTCGTCGTGGGGTGTATCAGCGGTCATTACTTCTGCGTTAACCCCGGCCTTAACGAATTCCATCGTGACGTAGTTGGCGTGTTTGACGTTGACACAAAAGCAGACTGTCGGCCTGTCCTCTCCGTGCTCAAGCCAGTTTTTCACGATGTTCCCTACCAGCGTTGAGTCGCCCATGATTTCGGCTAACTGGTCTTCGTTGTAGTCCCGGCCAAACGCAGCAAGGTTTGATGTTTTTACCCCACTGACATCGGGATGATCCGGCGCGTAAAACTCATATCCGCTCAGGTCTCCGATGCTGATTAGCTCTTTCATCGTGGTCGGCTTAATCAGCTTTTCGTAGTAATTCCCCATCCACGGCGCAAATGGGGTGCCTGACAATCCGACAACGCGAATGTCTGTATCCCGGATGATTTCGAGTAACTTTTTACGGCGGAGGTGGGCTTCATCGACAATAAGCAAATCCAGATTGTCAGGAAAATTTCGGCGGATCAGCGTGTCGACGCTGGCAATCTGAATCAGCTTTTCCGGGTCGTACAGAGGATGATTTCGCCAGACGTAGCCGATTTCATCTGCCGGAAGTCCGTACTCAACAAAGCGTGTTGCAGTCTGGTCAAGCAGAACGGTATACGGAGCCAGAAACATCACCCGCATTCCCCGGCTAACCAGTCCGTCAGCGATGAACGCCGCTATTGCCGTTTTACCAAAACCAACGCTGGCGGACAGTAGCATTGTCCGGTGCTGCTTCCAGTTAGAGCGCAGCATGTTGAGCGCTGTAACTTGCTTTTCTTTTGGGTTAATATTTAACACGTTTGATTCCCCTTACGTTTCCGGGCTGAAATCTCCCTCAAGGTTTCACGCCCGGCCCTCTCCGCAGATTCCTCGCTCAGTGCCTGTGATGCCTCAGCAAAGCTGATTACCTGCGCCGTTTTAGCGTTGATGCTGTGATAAGCCGCCTTAGGGATATTCCAGCTACGCCCTCCCCAGCTGAACTCCGGGTTAATCGCGTAGATACCACGCTTCACCTTGAGTAAGCTCACTGCCTCAAGCTCTTTGTTTGCTCTCTGAATGCTTCGCTCAGAAACATTCAACTCCAGGGCCAATTGCGATGTACTGGCAACATGCCTTCCAAGCCGCCAGTCACATTTCTCGATGAGGTATCCGTAAAGCTCAATTGCGACTGGAGACAGTCCGGAAATCCTTCGAAATAGCTCATGACGCCGGAATATTCGTGAAAATCCGCTCATATTTCACCGTAAGTGCATGATTTAAAAGAATACGACAAAGGTTGTCGGCTTAGGCGACAAACCCTGTCGTTTTGATGTTGCTTAAATTGATGATTTATAAGGAAAAGTTGAATTGCCCTCTCCTTATCCTTAGGTGGAGTACTCGAAGACTCGGGCTTCCCTTGAACTTGACCCTGAAGTTGACCTTCAGCCCTGTGCTGTTCCCGCCTCCGCAACACTAGCCAGAGAAGAACTTGCCTTTTGGCTTGTGTTCCTGGCTTGTGCTATTCCAGTCGTTCAGGCTCTGAAACATACCCCCGACTGAAAGCCGCATATTTGCGAACAAATTCCCTCAACCTGGTGTTTGCCTCGTGTCGGGCCATGTTGTTTTTTTTGTAGGAAATCGGCTCCATTTCCCACTCGGAATGGAAAACTTCGCCGTATTTCGAGGTAATTTTGTTTCTCGTTGACGGGTCGAGATGGAGTAGCATTTCGCGTATCCATTTCTCATCATCGGGATGGAAATTTGAAGGCATCTGGACGTGAACATTGAAGTCGTAACTGTCCATAATTCAACTAAATACGCATTGGCATGATGATTAACTGCGCATTACCGTAGGCGCTATTAAACTCAATCAGCGATGCCTCGGTATTTCCATTGGGCTTGATTTTTATGCCGCAAAATTTCGGGTTATAAAGTTTCGCAGCCTTTTCGATATCAGCCAGGTAGCTGGCATTGAAGCCGATCTCATCAGTGGCTTTGTTTTTGTACCCACGAATGATGCGCTGAACGTCTGGAAAACGACCATCGACTACCTTGCAAATACCAGCCGAAACGGATGCACCATTCGCATCCAGGTATGTGACGATGCCGGTATCAGTGTCGATTGAGGCGGTTTCAAACTTAGTGACCTTCGGGCCGCTGATAGTGACGATGACATGATCGTCCAGTCCTTCAGTTGTGTGCTCACCGATAAAGGCGCGGTGGCCGTCAGTTGAATAGAGTTTTTTGTCCGGAGCGAAACAGATGCCGTTCAGGTAATAACGAACGTCGCCTTTAGCCTGAAAAATCATTGCACTCAGCAGTGCGTTTTTGCTTACTGTCAAAATCATGATATTCTCCAGTTATAGATATTGTGTTGGCGTAACACAGTGTTATCAGGCCTCAAACGTTGGCGCGTTTGGGGCTTTTTCTTTGGTAAGGATTGATGCAACCTGACGGGCGAGATGTGCCATTTCGTCATCGACAACGCCCCACTCCAGAACGGCGAGAAGCATCGAGAATTTCGGAATCCAGTCCCGTTTCCACCGGCTAATCTGCGCTTTATCCACACCTACAGCTGCGGCTGTTTTCTCAGTGCCGAGTAATGCGATTTTGTTGAGTAATGCGCTCTCAATGCGGAGCGCCTCATTGCGTTTGTTTGCGTGTTCCATCGTTGATACTTCCCTTTAGTGAATAGTTAATTAGTCGCATCGGGTGATGCGATTGGTTGGTGCCATCCCGAAACAGGCTGGCGGGTCAGATTGATAAAGAGCGGTGTTACTTAACTTGCTTTAAGCAGTTGTGCCAGGTCGGGCCGGATGTCTTGCGCCTTAACTTTTCCGCCAGTGGCCTTAACGATTTGCATGACGTAGCGAACCTCAATTCCACCGCCATGCAACCACCGCCAAACTGTTGGCTGAGCAACGCCGCAAAGGTCAGCAAGTTTTTGCTGACTACCTGCGATGCTGACAGCTCGCTGAATTGCTTTATTAGTCATATTTAATTCCTTTACGTATTACTCAAGATGGATAATAGCAATGAGTATTGATATTGGCAATAGCGAATCGCTTTTGACGAGCAATACGTCTGCGTATAGATTTGCGCATATGAAAAACGAAACTCTTGCTGACCGCCTGTCTCAGGCGATGGAAAGGACGGGCATGTCTCAGGGAGCGCTTGCGAAGGCTTCAGGTGTCGCTCAGCCTACGATTTGGAGATTGGTATCAGGGAATGCCAAAGGGTCAACTCGCATTGTTGATATAGCCAATGCTTTAGGCGTTAGACCTGACTGGCTATCTTCTGGTGAAGGCGAGATGAGCGAGGAAGGGCAGAAACCAACCCCTAAACACGCACCTAACGAAGGTGGTGTATACAGGGTTGACGTTCTAGACCTGAAAGTTAGTGCTGGGCCGGGGTCTTTCATGATATCTGAATTTGTTGAAGTCCTTCACGCCATTGAATTTACAACCGAACATGCCCGATCGCTTTTTGGTAATCGAACACAAAATGATGTGAAAGTGATGACTGTTGATGGCGACAGCATGTGTCCAACCATCCAGTCAGGGGATCGTCTCTTCTTCGATGTATCGGTTCGAAGTTTCAAAGTTGATGGGGTGTATGCATTTGTTTTTGGTCAGCACTTCCACGTCAAGCGACTACAGATGCAGGGCCTGCAACTAGCGGTCCTTTCTGATAACCCGGCATACAAAGACTGGTATGTGACAGAAGAAAATCAGGACCAGTTGTACATTATGGGCAAAGCGCTGATCCATGAGTCAATTGCGTACAACAAGCTATAGCAGTGGCCTGAGGATATCTTTGAGTAGTGAAAAAGCGCATTTGGGCACCACATTAAAAGGTAATTAATTCATATGGATAATCTAGATTTGGTTCTATCAGGGCAACAGATTAACCTTGAGCTATACCCAGTCAAGGAAGCCGATATTGATGGTGTTCAAATGGGGGTGATGAATGACGGTTCACCATTCTTAACTCTCCGCGGTTTAGCTAGGTTGTGTGGCGTTGACCACGCTCCTCTTCTGCGATTTACATCGAATTGGCAGGAGGAGAGGACAAAGCCAAGAGGCCAGATTGTAGATGCCCTACTTAAGAAAAACGGCCTCAATCTTCAGTATCTTTATACCAAGGGTATCATCCAGGGAACCGAGGCAAATATATTCCCTGATTCTGTCTGCATGGCAATTCTTGAGTATTACGCTTTTGAGGCAAATCATTTAGGCCAAGAGACCGCTCAAGACAATTTTAGAAAGTTAGCCGGATCACAGTTAAGAAGGTTTATTTATCTAAGTGTTGGTATTGATCCAGACAACCCTCAGAGGGGAGCCCTAGAGTGCTTCCATGAGCGCCTGCTTATGAATGATCAAGTGCCATTTGGATACTTTTCAGTTTTTCGAGAAATGGCAGACCTATCCTTAAAAATGGTTAAGCGTAATTTCGATTTTGGGCCATCAGCAATACCAGATATCAGCGTCGGGACTATGTGGTCAAAACATTGGGTTAAAAGCGATTTTGATGCTAAATATGGCGCTAGAACCAAGCACCCTCACGTCTATCCAGATTGGTTTCCTCAACATAAAGCTGGTGCTGTAGAGGCGTGGATTTACCCTGATGATGCATTGGGTGAATTCCGCAGGTGGATGCAAATTGACTATATACCAAATAGACTGGGTAACTACCTTGTTAAGAAATCGGCAGAAGGGGCATTGCCACAGATCGACGCAGAAAGAATAATAGAAGCAGTTATGAGACCCCAGCTACCTAAAACACATTAATATAACCCGGCCACCGCGCCGGGTTTTTTATTGCCTGTTAGTCAATCGCAGCACTTCCCTTCCGCACTATCTCCGCTGCATCCTTGTTAACCCCTTTCCCAATCACGTTCCCCGTCTCTTTTCGATACTGCTCCAGCTTTTCAACGACCGCTTCCTGCGTTATCGGCTGATTGGCGAGCGATAGCTCCATAATCGCCCGCCCCATAGCTGCAACCATCATGTTCACGCGCTCCTCGTCCAGATTCATAGCCAATCCCCGCTCAGATTTTGACCATCACAAGCTATCACAAGTCGATCATAGACGCATTTACAAAAAAATATTCCTATAGCTATCAATGAAATAACCCCTATACGTATTAATTTATATCAATACGTATTGCTATTGATAATACTCATAGCTATTATCATTCCATCAGCAGGACGCACTACTCACCAGGACGGTGATGCTCTTTAACAAGATGATTTCTCCCTGATGCGGGGAGACCGAAGAAAGTGCTTCGGGGTGATGTGAAATGCAGCCGCCAGACGGCAACCGTGAAGATAAGCAACCGGCACATCACCGCCCAAGCACTTACTGAGGACAACCAGATGAACTCAAGACAGCGTTACAAGGCTAAACGCGCCGCTGAGCACCGCGAGCGCAAAGAGTACTGCAAACGTATAGACCGTGCATTTTCACGTCTGTCAGAAGACTGTTCTGACCGTGTTATCAAAGCAATTAACAGCACGGAGTACAAAATGAATCTTCGGAGCAAGCCAGAGCCTGATTATGGCTCACCGTGCCTGCCAGAAGTAGCGATGTACAGCGCGGGATATCGTAAATCAAATAATGTTACAGCGAGGTAAGCATGGGAAGGAAATTTAAGGTTTTTTTAGATTCTGGTGCGAATATTCACAGCAAATATGAAACCGAAGCTGATCTGGACGACTTCGGCATCGAATCTGATGAATGGGATGAGATGTCAGAGGAAGAACAGCAGGAAGTCATGCGTGAAGTCGCATTTGAGCGCGCAGATTGGGGATGGAAAGAGATTAAATAGTACTCTTAGGCGGCCTTTTTTATTAGCCAATTACAGCGAGGTGAAGGAATGACCCAATATGCAATATTCGAACTGTCAATGCCTAACCGTGGCTCATGGAGTGGCGGCTGGTCTGGCGCGATGGATAAGTATGTGAAGCACAGACAGCTTCCTGCGAAGGGGAATCCAAACGTGAAAGACGGCGCTAACCACTATTACAACTTTGGTGATGGCTGGGGTGCAAATGTCAGCGTCCGGATTGTCGAAGGAGTGAAAGCAAAGAATCGGGCAATCAAAGGCAGCAAGGGATTCAGCGGTTACGACTGGATGATAGACAGCATCCTGAAGCACGGAAAGATTATCGCCGAATAAGGTCGCACAGAGCGGCCTTTTTTATTAGCAACGTTAACAGAGGTGAGGGATATGGAGTGGGTTAAATGTAGTGAGAAGATTCCAAACGATACTGAGTTTGTGCTTTGCATTGAAAAACGGGCAGCTTATGGCACTTACGGACAACCATTCGTTTGCTGGCACGATGGTGATGGCTGGGTGGGGAAAACAAATTATCGGCCCACTGTGACCCACTGGATGCCATTACCTGAACCGCCCACCGAGTAATTCCCGATAGCTAATTCCCTGAGTTAGCTATGTGGATACCCTCAATCATCCCTTGATGTTTATTTGCCCGGCTTAATGTCGGGCATTTTTTTAACTGCATCTGAGTAATGGTTAATCTGCCATTAGCCACATGCAAACAATCGATACTGATTTTCATGGCTAGCCGCTGCCACCCTTTTTGACGCGGCATAAATCATCGGAGGATATATGTAACAGGTAACGGTGCCGACCGAAAATAAACATCCGAGGAATAACTACCGCTCTAAACAGGAGACGCATGCAAAGACTGCTCATCCTGTCTCTGCTGATAACGGTTTGGCTTAACCGCGATTCAGCTCCGAAGCGCAGCCCTTCATGCGGAAGGTGCGGCGCTACATCTACCGGCTTAAGGCGCTCAACAGGCGCAGAGGCACATCGTTTCAGGCGATGGGTAAAAGAGACATAAATCTGATTTAAGCCCGGTCGCCCCTGCCGATTCAGGGGCATTCATACCTCAGTCGCTTCACCGAGGCGGCTTAGTTATGCAATCACACAACCAAAGGAACCTACCCATGATGCAACTTAGCCTCGCGGGAAGCGGCGTCATGTCCGCTTATTACCCGCCTGAATCTGAATTACACCGCAAAGTTCGCCAGCTTATCCGCGCCGCAATGCTGCGGCTGAAGGACACATTATCTCAGCCCGGAGTGCCTGCCCATGACCATTTTACCCGTTAACGGAACCGTACTGGTTCAGCAAGGTAATCGTGACTTTAACAAGCTCTACGAAGCGTCATTCCCCGACACTCAGGAAGGCCTGAAGTCTGCCTATTCGTGGGCATGGGAAATAGCTATGGGCTGGCACGATATTCAGAACGACGACTGGAATAAAACCCATGCTGCATGACTTTAACGATGAAGAATTTATTGCGCTTATTTCTCCCGAAATTGAGGAAGAAGTAGAGCAGCAAATCAATCTGGCAGCGGAACGAAATAATCCGCCGATTACATGGGCAGAATTCAGAGGAGACTTCACATGAATCTCGAACTTTTAGACGCGCCGTTCCCGGCAGAAGACATTGAATGGCGCATCCAGCAGGCCGGGAAAAGTGGCGAAAAGATATGGGCCAAAGTTCTGGCCTACGTCACCAACAGGGCAATCATGAAGCGCCTTGATGAAGTCTGCGGTAAGGCGGGCTGGCGCAACGAGTACCGCGATATTCCGAACAATGGCGGTGTTGAGTGCGGAATTTCTATCAAGGTCGAGGGCGAGTGGATCACGAAGTGGGACGCAGCTGAAAACACGCAGGTCGAAGCCGTTAAAGGGGGCCGATCGGGGGCAATGAAGCGCGCCGCTGTGCAGTGGGGCATCGGTCGTTATCTCTACAACCTGGAAGAGGGTTTCGCCACTGTCTCAACGCAGCGAGCAAACGGCTATCACTATGCGCGCAGCAAGGAGGTAGGGACGTTTTACTGGCAACCACCCGCCCTTCCGGCGTGGGCATTGCCCCTGACTGTTTCGTTGAAAACTGAATCAGCGGAATCGATGCGCGAGCCTGTAGAGGCCGAGCGCATTCTTGCTGAGTTCTCCGATTACGCCAGCAAAGAAACAGACATCAAGAAGTTGACTGAGGAATACAAAAAGACCTGGGCGGCACTGAACGGCTTTCCAGATCATCAGGAAAAATGCAAAGACGTCACTGGTATCAGACGTGCGGAACTTACACAACAAACTCAGGCGGCATAAATGGCAAGCAGAGGCGTAAATAAAGTCATCCTCGTTGGATCACTCGGGAAAGACCCCGAGGTTCGTTATCTTCCGAATGGGGGCGCGGTGGCAAACATGACACTGGCGACGTCCGATTCATGGAGGGACAAACAAACCGGCGAGCAAAAAGAGCAAACCGAATGGCACCGCGTGGTGGTGTTCGGGAAGCTTGCGGAGGTAGCTGGCGAGTATCTGCGTAAAGGCTCGCAGGTTTATATCGAAGGCCAGTTACGTACCCGCAAATGGACAGATCAGTCTGGTCAGGAACGCTACACCACTGAAATCAACGTCCTCCAGATTGGTGGCGCTATGCAGATGTTAGGCGGGCGTCAGAGCGGTGAGCAGACAGGCGGACAGCAACAATCCCGACAACCGCAACAACAGCGCCCGGCGCAATCCAGCGAGCCGCCAATGAACTTCGACGATGATATTCCATTTGCACCTGTCGGACTCCCCTTCCCTCGCCACGCTATACACGCAGTCTAAATAAATAACCGGAGTCAAAAATGCTCACACCTCAGCAGGTATTAGCCTGCCTACGGCGGGATAGCCGCAACCATATTACAGAGTCATGGAGATGGATGGGTGACCTTACGGACGTGGCATCCGGCTCCGGTATTTACGAAATGTCTCTGAACGAAATAGACCCCTATTACGCAGGCTGGTCAACGCTACTGGAATACCAGTATCACATCATCCACCCGGTAACACTCAAGACCATCATGGATCAACTGGATAAGGAGCCATGGGGAGACGGGGCGCTTGGAGGCGTCGTTTACCGGCTTAAAGAAGGTTACTCATCATGATTGGTCAATCCTACAACCCTGATATATCCCCTAACGAATTAGTAGCCCGCCAAAGAGTAAAGCCTATGCCAGACAAATCGGAGTTACTCAAGCGCCACAGTTTTCCCGGCCCGGATGATAACCGCTACATCAGCCTGATGATTAAAGGAGCGCGGAAATGACAGATAACAATAAGACCCTGGTAAGCGCCGGGCATGATCTGGCGTCTGAGTTAAAAGCCGACTGCGGCGCGGTAGACATGCGTAGCGTGGCTAATTTGCTGACCGAGCTTGCATCGGCGCTGGACGTGCAGAGTGCGCGTAGTGATGCGCTGGCTGATTTGTTTGGCGATGTGAAAGAGATCATCGGATTTAAGTATCGCTATTTCATTACTTCAAAGGGGCAGATCTTCTCTATGGCTTCTGGAGCACTCAAACAACTAAACCCATCACTTCGTGGGAAAGATAGAAATCAGTACTTGTTCGTAAGATTAGAGAAAGACGGGAAGCTAAAAGGCATAAGCATTCATCGATTGGTTGCTGAATATTTTATCGGACCAAGCCCTTCAGAAAAGCACGTAATTAACCATAAAGACGGTAATAAGCAAAACAATGAAGCAACCAATCTCGAATGGACCACTATATCTGGCAACACTCAACATGCATATAGAACCGGGCTTGCAGGAGGCAGGAAGCATGGCGCGTATAAAGGTCCTATCTGTGCAGAGAATGAAGAGGGGTTCGGGTATGTTTTCTTCGATAGCACTCAGGCCTTTGAAGCGGGCTTTAAGCCAGGCTCAATACGAGATGCCATCTCGAAGCCGTGGAAGAAGATTTTCGGATTCCATTTTAGCCGCCTGAAGTTCGCAGCACAGCTTCGCGGGAGCGAAGGAGCCTCATCATGACGCGCATCCGTAACTTCGGCTGGAATCGTATCAAGCTTGCAACCTTGAGTTATGAACAGATTGCAGAGCTTGAAGCCCAGGTGAAAGCAGAGCATGCCTGTAATGACGGCATCCACATGTATGACAAAGCCGGGCGAGACAAGCTCGATGCGCTCAGTTGGGCTGTGTACAACAAAAAAAAGAAGGAACGCGCAGCATGAATAGAGTTACAGCAGAACAACTGGCGGAACTGCGCGGGCAGAGCGTTGAAGGTTCATTCTATCTCGCCGAATGCGGCTATTGCGGCGAGATGTACCCCAGTAACAAGTTAACTGGCGGGGAGCCGCTATTCTCCGGCGATTATGGCGAATGCTACTGCCCTCTCTGCGGGGCTGAAGATACTGACATCGCAGATTGTGGCGCGTGGGGCTCTGAGGCTGTAACTGCATGGAACTACCAACAGAAGCGAGTCGAGGCGCTGCTTGATGAACTGGAGCGGAAAGATAAGCGCATCGCCGAACTTGAAGCGCGGACGGTCACTGTGAGGCTGCCTGAGAGGAAAGGCGACTCTGATGGTAGCTCAACATCTGAGTTTGATTACGGATGGAATGCGTCGGCGGCATATCGTGACGAGCAATGGAAAACGGCGCTGACTAAAGCTGGCATCAATTTAACGGTGGAGGTGTGAGGGATATGGCAGACACAACAGCAGAATGGAGTTTATCACTCGATACTGAATGCCCTCAGTGTAAGCACAATTTTGATTTGCTTCATGAACTGGTTGATAACGCCTCGTCAATTGAGGTTTGCGAAACGGGAACGGTGGCAACCCGTAATTACGAAACAGCTTGCCAGGAATGCGGACATGAATTCACCTGCGATTTTGTTTACTGAGGCTAACAATGACAATCAACGAACGCGTATCACCGAAACGGCTCGCTGAAATCATCGCCCGCGCTGAGGTCTGCGACGATTCCGTGCTGACCGATTATCGCGATATAGAGTCAATAGCCCGCGAGCTACAGCAGTACCGCGCCGCCGCTGAGCCTGTTTGCCCGAAATGCGGCGGGACAGGCATGGCAGATAGCGGTGGCTTTCAACCGTGGGGAGAGCCAATTCTTATTGAATGTGACTGCCAAGCAGCCCCGCAAGTTACGAGCGTGCCTGTTGTAACGCTGCCCAGCACACGGCTGTGGGCAGGCGTTACAGAGTGCTACGAAAAATCAGACGTGATAGCGGCTATTCGTGCGGCAGGAGCGGAGGTTAGTAACGATGATTAGCTCAAAAGAATTATTCCAAGAAATCAGCAACCAATGTGTATGTGAGGGCGGCGAAGTGGTCGGCTATTTCGTTAAAAATAGCCGAATGAATTTGCTGGAAAATCTACTATCAGCGCCAGCAGTACAGGCAGAGCAGTTGTCCGGCAATACCGAACAGGTAAGCCAGCCTTACAAGTTGCGCGAAGGCCTGGCAGCAATTCGCAACCTGGGCCCAATCGACGCCGAGAAGATTCAGGCTGAGCGCGATGCTCTGAACGAACCTGATGTTCCGGATGGTTACGCACTGGTGCCGGTTGAGCTTACACCTGATATGCGCGCAGCATGGGACTCAGCTCCAAACACTGACGATGATGACCATAACATGCAGGCCGCTTATCGCGCGATGATTGCAGCCGCACCGAAGCAGGAGGCTGAATGATGCGCACAGTTGAATTGACTAACGCGGCGCTGGTATTCACCGACGCAGCAACCGGTCAGGGATATCTTCGCGTTCTGAACGAGTGGGAAGCCAAACTGGTTTCTGCACAACTTACCGCGCTGGATGATGGCGAAATGAAAGCCGTCCCTGTTCACCCGGTAGAGATTCGCAAGATGAAACCGGGCGGTGAGTGATGCCTGAATCAGCAACGAATACAGCCCGCGCAATGCGGGTTTCTTTTTGCCTGGAGGAAATGACGTGAAACTAATTGATATTCTGGTACAGGAATTACCGAAGCACGGTGGGTGGCCGGATGGTGCGGTTGAATGCTGCCGTTTCGTGGATGAAGCAAATATCGATTTTTATGATGAGTCAGGTAACTGGCCAATAGATTGCGGTGAGAAATATGGAGAAATTGCGTTGAAGGCAGTAAGAAAGCATACCATTCCCTTAGAATGTGAAAAGGTAACTTTAGAGCAATACGAATCCGCACTGGCCGCCAGTCAGCCTCAGTGGAATGGCGAAGGGTTGCCGACGGTTGGGTGTGAGTGTGAAGCGTTATTCGACTCAGGAAGTAGTCAATGGTGTCGGGCTAAAATTATCGGGCATGATGATGGGCGTGTGGTTGGTAGGTGGATTGAGGGACCGAAGGCGTATGAAATTTTAGACTACTCATCACCGCATGGCGCTTTCCGCCCTATCCGCTCAGAAGCAGATAAGAAGCGAGATGAGGCAATCCAAAGCATGGCATCTGTTATTGATTATCGAAATGGATGCTCGGCAAATCCATTAGCAGGATGGCTATACGACGCCATCGCCGCCGGAAAAATCCCCCACATCCAACTCAAATAGCCGCAGACCAGCGGCTTTTTTAATGCCTGGAGATAACCAATGAGCGAAGTGATCCAGCTTGTGCCCAATAAGTGGGTGACCGAGCAAAACCTTATCGCCGTAACAGGCCTGAAGCGCGGGACTATTGAGCGGGCCCGGCGCGAGTCATGGTTTTTGGGCCGTGAGTATTTGCACGTATCACCGGACGGGGAGCCCAAGCCAAACAGTGAATGCATGTACAACACCGAGGCGATCAATCTCTGGATAGAACAGCAAGCGTCCAAACAGCCTGGTGCCCGGAATTAAATTACAGGGTAACCTAGTCGGGCTCTTGGACGTCGGGAGGGAAGAATGGCATACCCAACAGGCGTTGAGAACCACGGAGGAACGCTCCGCATATGGTTCATGTATAAAGGCGTCAGGGTCAGGGAAAGCCTTGGCGTTGTGGATACGCCAAAGAATCGGAAGGTTGCCGGGGAGTTACGCGCATCGGTTTGCTACGCCATTAAGACAGGAAGTTTTAACTATGCAGCGCAGTTTCCGGAGTCTGCAAATCTTCAGCGATTCGGCGAGGATAAGAAAGAAATCAGCGTTATCGAGCTGGCTAAAAAATGGCTAGACCTGAAAAGCATGGAGATAACGACCAACGCTTTGTCGCGGTATAAATCCATCGTCAGGAATATGGTGCCAAGGATTGGTGAGAAAAAAATGGCGTCGGCGGTAAGTCAGGAAGATTTGCTGTTTATAAGGAAGGAGCTTTTGACGGGGTATCACACCCTGAAGAAAGGACAGCGAACGCCGGTAAAAGGACGTTCTGCACGGACGGTGAATAACTACATGATGGTGATGTCTTTCATGTTCCAGTTCGCAACAGACAGCGGCTATATAAAGAAGAACCCATTCAACGGTATCGACTTCCTGAAGAAGGCGAAAGCCGTTCCGGATCCGCTAACCCGGGACGAGTTCGTCAGGCTAATGGATGCATGCTACAACCAGCAGATAAGGAATTTCTGGTCACTGGCTGTTTATACCGGTATGCGGCATGGCGAGTTGTGCGGGCTGGCGTGGGAGGATATCGACCTCAAAGCAGGAACGCTTATGGTCAGAAGGAATCATACGCTGACAAAGGAGTTTACACTGCCAAAAACGGATGCAGGCACTGACAGGGTTATCCATCTGATCCAACCGGCAATTGATGTTCTTAAAAGCCAGGCGGAAATGACGCGACTCGGTAAGCAGTATCAGGTCGAAGTGAAATTGCGGGAGTATGGCCGGACAACCACTCACCCCTGCACTTTCGTCTTTAACCCACAGGCTACTGTCACAAACGGGATCGCCGGCCACCATTACGCTGTTGGCTCTGTTGCTCAGAGCTGGGAGTCAGCAATGCGGCGAGCAGGTTTGCGTTACAGGAGAGCATACCAGTCACGTCACACTTACGCATGCTGGTCATTAACCGCAGGAGCAAACCCGAACTTCATCGCGTCGCAAATGGGTCACACAAATGCGCAGATGGTGTATCAGGTTTATGGTGCATGGATGTCGGATAACAATGCGGATCAGATTGCCATTCTGAACCAGAAATTATCTGACTTTGCCCCACCCATGCCCCAGGCGGTAGGATCGTAA